TTACTTTTTACCTAAAATTGGTTTAAGCTTTTCATGTAAAATTCCTTCAATCATTGCAATGTAACCAGCTCTAGCATATTCTGGTAAGTCATCACTTAAAATAAATCTGTGACAAGTGATATTATAATTTCCTATTTCATTTTTTATATCTTCGTCTGTTAGTTTTAGAGCGCTGGTTGAGTTTATATTGTTTCCGAAGTGTTGTTTTAGTCTACTATTGATATCAGTTCTATGAGAACCTACATAAAGATAATTTTCTGAACTTTGTTCATTATACTGTGGTATAGCATTTTTCACTTGTTTTGTTGTTCCATTTTCACTTGTTTTTTCGTAAATTTCACTAGCTCTTTTATTCCACATTTTTTTGAAGTCTTCTTTAGTTTTTTTCTTAAAAAATATTTCAAAAATATAGACTCCACCACTTAAGGGGTCGAATTGTTTACATTCCCATATATTCTTCCCATCTTTTTTTTGATAATAAACATCATTTATATCAAATGAAATATCTTTCTTATCTTCAAATCCTAAACCTTTCAAAACACTTTTTAATTCAGTTATGTCGTTTGCTTTATCAAATGAATTTCCAATAAAATTCATTAAATCAATTCCAATCTCAATAACCAAGTTATTTTCTTCTTCTGTCATCATACTCCAACTTTCTTCTATAATATACACCTTATTATAGGTTTAAAATACCTATTTAGCAAAAATTATAATAACAAAAAAAGAAAACATCTAGTTTCCTTTTATGAGTTCCTCTAATTTTTGCATATCGGTTTCCGAAAATAATAAATCCTCTTTACTAAAGAAAGGTAGGTCATTTCCTTCACTTAAGTTTTCTAAATCATTTTTATCACCAAAAAAGTCAATTCTTTTACCATTTTCTTCTTTTTCAAGTAGTTCTTTGAATTTCTCACCTTTTTCAAAATACATGCAATTATAAAACACTACTAACATTTCCTTAGATGAAAGTACCCCTCTAAGGACACCCGAATAAAACTTTTTATCTTCCATTTTTAAATCAGAATCCATAATATATTTTAAACATCTGTATAGTGTTCTAAAGTAATTACCAGAATCATTTTCAGGATTAAAAAATACCTTTTTTATGATGCCTTTGATTTCAGATTCTTTTATCTCATACTTGCATATTAATTTCTCATCCTCAAATTCTTTTTTTAAGCCCTCCATATCTTCCTTATATTTTTTAAATGAGTTGGATTTACTAAGAAGATATGAATCGGTTGGAATATTGTTTATCAGATAAAATAAATCTTTCTTATTTATATCCTCTAATAGACTATTATAAGCATCTCGATAATTACCATTTTTTTCATTATTAAATCCCTCTAAATCTTTAATAATTTGCTCTTTTTGTTTAGAAAACTTACTATTCATGTATTCTTCATGTTTGTCATTTCTTATACTATTTCTATCTTTTTCTATACAATCGATAATATAATCCTTGTCCAAATCTTTCTGTACATTTTGAAACAAACCCAATAAATTGAAAAAAGTATTATCAATTTTATCCTTTCTATACTGTTCATTCTCTGCTTTTAATTGCTTTTGCATCACATAGTATGCACCATAGACACCTAATCCTGCTCCTAATAAACCAATTAAACCACTTAAAATATCTCCTGCAAAACTCAAAAGTTCTGAATCTGAAAATTCACTTGTAAAATTTTGTGCTAAAAATAAAATATCCATAATACTCTTCCTTTTAATATAAACTTTACGTTTATTATAACAAAAAAAAGAGAGCCTAAGCCCTCTTCATCATTTTTTTTCCTTGCAACCCATTGTCTTCTAGTCTTTTGTCTCTGAATTTCCTCTATTTTTTATAAATGCATATAATTCTCGAACCATAGGGTTCATTACGGCAACAAGTTGTACAAGTCTTGCTGTGAAGAACATGAGACTTAAGTCAATAATCGAACATATATTTTCATCATATTTGCCTTCACCAATTAAAACAAACCCAATAAATAGTAACCAAAAGATAGCAATTGTGGTTAAATCAATTACTATTCTTCGTCTAAGTGGAGGATTCATATTTTCTCTATCCTTCACCCATGTTACTGCTAGGATTGCTAAAATCAAGACTGAGATGAATATCAGTTTTGTAATCATATAGGGGAATCTTTCTAATTATTATAAGTATTAGTAGTTAATTTTGTCTTTTGTTGGGAATGGGTCTTTTGTTATCCACATAGCACTTTCACCAAACATCATTGCATCTACTGTACTCTTGAATCCCTCATTAAATAGAAACATATCCGACATTCTCCCATCTGGTAAAAGTTGAACACGCCCCACTTTATCACCATTACGACTTGTTCTAAGACTAAATGCAATATATTTATCTTGCCAAGGTCTATAACCTACGGGGACAGTTTCTACTGGATAAGAGCCTCCTGAAACCAATGCACCAGCAGGTTTAACATATCCAGCAGTAAAAGTACCTTCCGCAATAACTAAATTACCAACACGAGTTAATCTTGAACCATTATCATTACAATATGGTAATTTCCATGTAGTAGTTGCACTTGGTTCAGAGATACTATCAGAAATAGTAAGTGATTTAATATTGCCCTTATCGCTATTGATTGTATTAAAGTTGCGCCCTTGTTCTGGTGCTTCGGATTTGATGATAGTAGTTGCATCAGTAGTAACAATATCAATCAAGCGTTTGATAACTCCGTTACCACTATTAATATCTTTTGAATTTGAGTTATTTGCTGTTTCAACAGAAAGTGTTACTGGTGTATTAATATTGCTAGGGTCTACATTTGCATGTATATAGTTTATGCTATTTGGTTTTAGTCCAACTGGTTCATTATTCAATTCAAAATAACGACCACCAAGTAAAATACTTGTATCTGCATAGATTTTATTCAATCCTGTTAAAACTGGTTCTGACCAATGTTTAATAATAAATTGTGAGTAGTCATTTCCTGCTAAGAGCATGTATAATTTTGCATCAGAATTTGCTGTTACTGGAAATTCTGTACCATTTGGACTAAAAAACGTGTAATTTCTAATTGTCATTTTTGTTTTCTCCTTTATCTGAGCTTTTAATAACCATAAGTTCTTGCTTAGGTTTTGGAATAGGTTCTGTGTAAGTGTCATTAAGAATTGATTCAATACTTGGCTTTAAATACCAAATATCAGTACTGTCATACACAACTTCTGAAATGTATGAATTTTCAAGAACTGGAAAATCTGTAATAGATAATTCTAGCAATCTAAAGTTCTTGCCACCTTCGGCATAGCCACCAATTGAAACACCCTGCTTTACTGAATATAAAAGTGGTGTATCAATGATGACTGTATTTCTATCATATTTGTAGATATCGGCTGGTAAAACAATATTATGTTCAAGTCTTAGTTCAACTTTTTCAATAAAGTCATTGATAATATATTTGTTTCCTAAAATCGCTTTATAAATCATTTAACCCCTCCACAAATAATAATCTATCAGTAGTTATTCCACCCTCAACCTCTGTGAAACAACGGTCTGCAATATATCCATGATAGTTTTTGTCCATATACCAGACTTCAACTAAATCATTCAATACTAATTTCATTAGTGAATGCTGGTTAAAGTATAAATTTATGACAGTTGAATCTTTTGTAATTTGAGATTTAATCTCTCCATTACTTGGAGCTTCATCGTAAAAAACTGATTTAACCAATCTTTGTTTTGGCAACTCATGACCATCTCCACGATAAGTGTACATATCAACAACTTCATTTTTATCATTGATTGTCCATTGTTGACCGTAACTATTATAAGTTCCATCAGCCTTTTTGACATAAGCATTTAGATAGTTATAATTTGAACGTTCAGTAATTACTTCATGTTCAATAGAAACATTTTGATTGAAGTCGACCCTGATTGACTTTTCTTTTCTATTCCATTCACGACCAAAAAATGAAATAAATATATTATTGTCAACTGGTTCTAATGAACCATCTGGTCTTGGCACCATTTGACCTTGATAATAAACACTTGGCTGTAGTCTAATAACTCTACACAAATCTTTTGCAATATTGGACATTTCATCCGTTTCAGATTTTTATTCCATTTAACAGGAATATTTATTTCATTAGAATTTCCATTATAACCATGAGAAACCAAACTTGCTACCGCTGGACTCATCATATTTACAATTATTTGCTGATTAGTTTGTTTTAAAGCTGTTGTGGGAATCTCAAGACCCTCAATCATAGCCCATACATAGTTTTTTAATGTAACTTTATTTGATTCATCTTTGCTGGTAACAAGATAAAACATTGAAAGTTTTTTATTAAAGACAGTTGTATCACTAACTGGTACTAGATATTCTTCTGGATGAAGAATCTCAATAATATCTCCAACCTCAACATCAGTTGAAATAGTTCCTGAGCTAGTGTATTTGTATCCTGTTTGCCATAACTCATAGTTCATAATAACCCCACGAGCTTTAGGATTAGGAAGTTTTGGAGCATTACTTGCTTCTGCGTGAGTTGCGAAAGAATAAATATTAGGGTTAAAATTATCATATAAGTTATATTCAAGCATTAGACAAATTCCACCTTTCTTTTAACATTCATTTCTACTACATCAACATTTACAAGTTCCATTGTTCCTTTTTGAATAAGCCGTGTTCTAAATCTTTTATAATTCAAAGCCGAAAACATGTTAATTGTACTTGTACCAATTTGAGCTTGATAGTATTCATCATTAACATCTGTGTTAAATTGAATTGAATCTGGTTTGGTTGTATTACCAAAGATGAGGGCTGTGTATTCATTAAATTGTTCATCTAAGAATCTTACACCGTAGTCACTCATATTTTCCAAGTTTTGGCTTGGTGTCATACGAGCTGTGAAGCTAAAGATACCATCATCAATTTTCCATTTTGAGAAACGTTCAATATTATCTTCACCAAAATAAGTGTAATCATATTTATAGCTTCCATAATTTCTATAGTCAGATGTTTTTACTTCACTCTTACTTGGCATCCAAGGAGTGGCGATTGAGCCTGATTCAATTTTATATCCTGCTACCCAAATGGTTGAATCAACAGCACTTCCAGCCATTTCATAGCTATAAACAATAGAATCACCAGCTTTTAACGTTCTAGTAAGCGAATCACGTTTCCAATCAAAATTATCTCCAAAGGTTCTATCAACCTCACGAATACCATTAACTTGAAACGCACCGTGTACCTTAGCGTTAGGACCGGAACTCTTAATGTAACATGAAAAAGTATATGTTCCGTCAGTTGGAACAGTCCAGATTTTATAAGTACCTCTTTGTGCTGCTGTTCGTTTTCTTACCTTCAAGCCGTTATATGTACCGTCATCAGTCCAAAGTGTTGAATTGTTCCAAGTCCCGCTAAAATCTTTAGTACCATCTAACAAATTCAAATTCGGATAAACAGTCGTTTCTTTATTTCCATAAATCTTAGTATTACCACCAATTTCACCATTTTGAACCTTAGAAAATTTCAATTGTTCATACTGATACCACATATTTACTGGTATAAATGAAATTGTTTCTGAGAACTGTCCATCAAATCCATATCCCTCTGTTTTAGTGATTTTAGAAAGTTGAATATCTGCATAGAAAGTACCAATTTCATTGGTATATTCTAAAGTGATATATTTTTGTTTGATAATACTATTGATAAACTCATTAAAAATTCTGTAGTTTTCTTCTAAGCTACTTCCGAAAGTCTCAAACTTAAAATCAATATCAGGATGAGAAATATTGTTATTTCCCATAACCCCAATCCCCTGACTTTGCCAAATATTTGTACTATTGATAATTCCTAGGTCACTAGGCTGGTAAAACCTAATAAGACCATTAGTCATATCATATATTTTATTATTAGACCCATCTAGGTCTGTATGTATTCTATATTGTCTTACCATTTCCTATGCCCTTCCTAGGTCAAATTCACGCTTGATAGCACGTGCTAAAGCGGTTGTATCTTGGCTACCTGCTTGAATATTGAATGTATTTTGATAGTTTGCTGTTGAACTACTTGCACTATTTTGAACAAGTCCTCTTGATTTAAGGTCTGCAAATTCTCTTGCAACAGTTACTGTTGAGCCTTTAAACAATCCCTTAACTTTGCCAGTAATACCATTGATAGTGTCTGTGATTCCTTTTATAGTTCCTGAGATTCCGCCAAGAACACTGTCTACTGTGTTTTTAACACCGTCAAAAATTCCTGAGAAGAATGAACCAATACCGCTAAACACTCCTGTTATGGCATTGTATCCAGATTGAGCTATACTTCCAAAAGCACTAAATACTCCACTTATAGTTCCTTTGATTGCGTTGAACACTCCGCCAAACCATCCAGCAACTCCGCTAAACACTCCTGTAATAGAACCCCAAGCTGAACTTGCGAATGAACCAAAAGCACTAAATACTCCTGATACTACACCTCTCACTGTGTTAAAGATTCCTGAGAACCATCCAGCAACAACAGAAAATACTGAAACAATGACTGACCAAGCACTTTGTGCAAAGCTACCAATTGCTGAGAAAACTGTAGATACAACACTAGATACTGCATTCCAAATCGGTGAGAAGAATCCTACGAGACCAGACCAAATTGCTTGAATCACTTGCCATGCACCACGACCAAGAGCCAAAATGAGTTCCCAACCAAGTTGAAAGACTGCTATAACTAAATCAAAGATTGCACCAATCACACTTCCAAGAGGTGAGAAGAATGAAACAATTGCATTGAATGCTGTCAAAGCAAAATTACCTATTGCTGTAAATACTGTACTAACAACTGTTACAATTGCATTGAAGATTGTTGAATAGAAAGTAATTAATGTTGAGAAGTAGGCTTTTATGCCATCCCAAATAGTTGTAACAATGGTCAGCATTCCTTGCCAAACTGAGCTAAAGAAAGATAAAATACCTGTCCATAGCTCACCAAACCAAGTTCCCAAACCAGCAAAGAAGTCTTTAATTCCTCCCCAAATTGATTGAGCATAACTTGATATTGTTGACCAGTTTTGCCAAATTAAGACACCGATTGCAATCAAAGCGCCTATTGCCAAGATAACTAAACCAATTGGACTTGTTAGGAAAGCAAACGCTGTTGCAACAGCCATGACAGCTTTTTGAATGGTTAATATTATTGCCACAACTGCTATAAATCCAGCAATTGCAATAAGTATTTTGCTTATCCAATCCCAATTCTCTTTTAAATAAGTGACAATATTACCCAAAGAACTTGCAATACTAGGTATACTGTCAGCAATTGAATTAACAATATCAGTAACTACTGGTGTAATTGCATCAAGTGCTGGTAGTAAAGCAAGAGAGATTGTCTCATCTAAACTTGCAAAGGAATCATCAATTGTTTCAACTCCTCCACCACCTGCTTTACCAAGCTTTTGCATAGCTTTATCAAGCATCTCAACAGAAATAGCACCTTTCTCACTAGCACCTGCAAAAGAACCAAATTGTTTAAGTTGTGGGTTCATTTCCATAACTGTTTTTTTAAGTGCCGAACCTAAAGCTGTATTGTTATCAGTTAACTGATTAATATTTTCAGCCGTTACTTTACCACTTGCGGACATTTGCCCATAGGCTTGAACTACTCCTTGTAATTGTTCACCAGAACCACCAAAGGCTTGGTTGGCTTTAATAATATTCTCAACTTTATCGCCTGCAACCTGAGCATTGTCACCAAGTCCAATAAATGTACTTGCTAGTTTTAAAGCATCTTCCGTATTGGCATTTGTATCTTTGGCAACTTGCCCCATCCGTTTACTAAGTGATTCAAAATCACCACCAACACCAGAAAAATCCATTGTGTTCTTTAAAGCAATGGTTGCTTTTTGAGTGGCTTTTGTATCGTTTATCCAGTCACCCATTTTATTACCAAGAGCATTAGTAATATTTGCACCAATTTCACGAAAAGCACCAATAGCAATTTCTTTCATGCCACTAAAGCCTTTTTTGACTCTTGAAAGCTTACTTTCAGCATCATCGGTCTTTAAATCAACTTTGAAATTACCACTTGAGATAGATGAATCTAATTGCTTTATATCTCTTTCAAGATAATTGGCTTTTAACTCAGAATCTTGAATTGCCTTAGAAAGTTGAATGAATTTCTTTTGTCCATCTGGTGTAGAACTATCAACCCCTGCAAGTTCTTTCTTAAGAGCTGTAGCTTTATTTTTAGTTTGTTCTAATTGTTGTTTATAGTTGTCTTGTAACTTTGTCATAGCAGTTACATTTGTTGGGTCAAACCTTAATTCTTTTCTTAGTTGATTGGCTTCACCCTTCAAACTAGACATTGCGCTATTTATGCCTTTTAAGGAGTTTTCGAACTGGACGGTATTACCGTATATCTCTACTTCAAACTTTGCATTTCCAGCCATATTTTACGTCCTCCGTTTCTTAGATTTTCTTTTCTTCTCTTCTGCTTCCCTCTTTTCTGAAACACTATTTATAATGTCAACCACTAATTCAATTTCAAAATCAAAAAACTGTTGAATATTCATATCTGAATTAACAAGTGAAACTACAAGATTCATAGTCTTATTTTCTTGTTCTTGTTTCTTTTGTTTAAATCTGCTAGGTCTCTCAAAAACTACCTCTTTTTCATCCTCTTGTTTTGGCTTTGGAATATTTGCAAGATATAAACCTGTTAAATACTCCTTTGTAGGCATTTCTGTTTCTTCATTTACTTCATGAGAGTCTGCCCATAACACCAAAAGATTTTCATAGAGCTTTTCCATGACATCCGTAAAATCATCATAGACATAATCAAATTCAAGAGCAGTTATATATTTAGATTGAATCTCTAAATCAGTCAAAATATCAGAACCTGTCAGTTCGTAGTATCTTATTGCATCTTTTAATTTCATAAAATCACCCCTTTCTTTTAAAATAAAACAAAAGAAAAAGCGATACTAAACAGTACCGCCATTCCCTCTTATTAGCCGAAAGTGGCTTTAAATTTATCCATCAATGATTTAATTGTTTCTTCACCAGTATCAAATTCACCAGTTTTCATGAAATCACTAAACTCTTGTTTAGCTTTAGTTAAATCAGGATTGTAAAAAGCAAGGTACAAACCATATTGAACAAATTCCACATTTTCAGTAGTATCGTTTGATTCATCATCTTTCATTGTTTTTTCAAGTTCTTTGCTTGCTTTAAATATATCTTTATTTGTAATCATTTTGAATTTACGTGCTGTAGATAATTGTTTCATAGGGCTTATACCTCTTTCTCTTTATTCTTTAGTTATTATTTGCCTGCTGGTTTTGAACCGTCAGGAATCACAGTATCTGGGAACATAATGAAAAGTTCTTTTTCCATCATTTTTTCAAATTCCTCAGCTTGTTTACCCCATACTTCATAGGTCATTTGAGCTGGTGTATTACCTTGTGATTTATAGTTAGGTGATGCTGTTGCTTGCAATGGAATTGTATATTGAATCGGGTCAACACCGTCAGAATTATCTGTCTCGCTTTCAAATGTTCCTTCACCAGTTGCTTTAAGTGCTGGATAAACAACAATTTTATAGCCATTGATTACTTCACCTTCTGCTGTGTGTTTTTGAGCCTGATTCACATATTGAGCAATATGTTCAGTATAAACACCAGTTGGTACCCAACCAAGACCATTCTCAGATTTAACTTGTCCAAGCAAAGTTTCACCAACTGGTTCATCAATTTGCATAAATGCCATTTCACCTTGTAAGAGTGTTGCACCTTTTTTAGAGCCGTGGTCAGGTTTGTTATCCGCTGGGAAATTGGCAACTTCTGCGCTATCTTCCATCGCTGAAACTGATACCATACCAGTTGCAAGTTGAATATTTTTAGCAGTAGCTTTTCCAGCAGTTACATCAATCTTACCGATGAGCAAGCCTTCGTCTCCCCAAAAAATCTTGCGGTCTCCATAATTTAAATTTAAAGCCATTTATATGCCTTCTTTCTATAATTTTGTTGATTCTGTGTAAGACTTAGCATCTTTTAGAATCTTTTTAATTGCGCTTTCTCCTCGTTTTTCAACCAAGAAATACATTCCATGATAAGTTCCATCTGAATAATCAGACCGTCTACCATCATGAACTACTTTATACTTGCCTTTTTTATCTATTTTCAAGTTTCTAGCAAGTTGACCAGTGTTACTATATCGAGCATACGTATATGTTTTACCGTGTGCTTTAAAAGTCTTTTGTCTACCACTTGCTTTCTGAGCTTCTGCTTTTGTTTGAATCTCAATGAAATTGGCAACTCTATCAGTAACATCTTTTGCAAGCTGTTCACTGATTGCCTTAATGTCTAAGTTATTATTCAAAAGAACCTCCTCTTGCACCTACTGGTAAGTAGATACTTCCAGAGAAATTGTACAAGTGACTTGTATTAGAAAAATCTATCATTTCTAAACCTGAGTCAAGCAAATTTGACAGTTCTTTAACTAAATGACTATCAACATCTGGAACGCTTGCAACAACGTTATAAGAATAACCAATAACAAATTTAAAGTTATCACTTCCTATAACCTTCGAACCAGCAAGAGAAATATAAAGTGTATTTGGTTCAATCGTATCTTTAACACCAAAAATTACATCATTAAAACCAATCTTATCAACTGCTTCTTTCCAGTCCATAAATGAATTAAATGCCATAACTACTCCTTTCTTAGATGCCGTTGGCAACTTCACCCTCTAAAATAAGTTTGTTATTTTTTGGGTCTCGTTCCCAAACAGTTCGCATGAATCGAGTGCCATTTTCATCAGTAAAGTAATCAAAAGTTTTAAATTCAAACTCTCCAACGTTGTTTAAAGAATATCTCACAACTTTCTTTAAACCTTGCATTGAGAAAGAATCTAGTCTATTTTGAACAATCTTTTCTTTTTTGGCTGGTAATGTTACTGGACTAATAATACTGGTCTCAGCACCATTAGGCTTTTTCTTCTTTTCACTTATTTCAAGTGTTACCTGAGAAAATATCATTCAACACCTCCATAAGTAAGCAGTTCAATCATTTCTTTCATACGGTCAGTTTCCATTTTTACAAATACAGAAGTTGGTTCTGAAACAAGTTGAAAACGACAAAATGTAGAAATATATTGTTGAACAATTGGATTTTTTTCATTTGTTGATACACCAGCAATAGCTAGTCGAGTTAAAGCAATTTGTTTATTTAGTTTGATAGTTTCATCATATAAAGTGACATTTAAAGGAATGCCACAATAGGTTTTAATATAGTTATAATCGTCTTTCATGGACAATTCCTTTCTGTCTGTCACAAAAAAGTATTGAGACTTTTATAGTTTCTAGTAAGTTTGTTACAAGGGGAATCGTTGATAGTACTAACTAGAAACTAAATTTAAGTCTCTATTCTTATTTAGTTGCTGGTGCAACAGTTACGAATGAAGCACCTTTGATTTTGTTCATTTTACCAGCGCTGAGCGATTCCATGAGGATAACGTTACCGTTTGTTTTCCATTCAAAAGCATCAACTTTAGTAAGGTCTTTCATGTCAATTTTGTAAGCTTGGTCAACAAGAACGATAGGTTTGATAGCTTTTGAACCTGTATAAACAATAAGTTCATCAACACCAACTTCACTTGCAAGTTCTGCATCATCATTGCGAACACGAGCAGGAGCAACCAAAGCACGAACTTCTTTAAGCAAAGCTTTACGTTGTTCAGCAGTAACAATAAGGAATTTACGACCTTCACGACCACGAACAAAGTCAGTTGCATCTTCAATACCATCAACAAGAGTAGTAGATTTGATTTCTTTAACTTTTTCAGCATCAGTTTCGTTCATGATTGAAAGGAAACCATCTTCATTACCAGTACCTTCAACAAGAGCCAAATCAACAGCTTTGTTTACAATTGCTTGTGTAAGTTCAGCAACTACAACAGCGTAAACTTCTTCAAAGTTTTCAGTAACTTCTTTAGTACGAGTTGAAATTGATTGAGCTTTATAAATCAATTGTGGAGTGATTGCATCAGTTGTAAGAACGGCATTTTGTAATACTTTTTCAGTTCCTTCAACGTGCACTTTAGCTTCGTCAGTCGATTTCAAGCCCTTCTGTACAAGCAATGCACCAACGTGAGTCATTTGGAATACTTTGAAGACTGGGTTAGCTTCAACAAGAGCAGTTTCGATTGAGTCAACTAAACGTTTTGGTAAAAGCAATCCTTTGTCTTCTACTTTAAGGTCATTTTCAGCAAGTTTAGCACCCCAAGCATTAACAACGGCTTCTTTATCACCAGCAGTTTTAAGAATGTTAATGAAGTCACGTGATGAGTTTTTAGTTTCAAGATATTTAGACATAATAGGTTCTCCTTTAATTTGTGAGTTTTCTTTTAATTTGATTTCAGCCAATTCAAGTGCTTTTGCATTTTCTTTGGCTTCGGCATGTAATTTTTCAGCATTTTCAACTGAGTTTTCAGCAAGAATTAATTCTGAGAGTTTATTTTTACGAGCTTGTAAATCTTTGATAGATTTTTCAAGTTCAATCTTGTCAAGTTTATTCATAGTAAGATTTAATCTCCTTCAATCTATTTTTAGCTTCGATGAATGCTTTGCGTTCATCTGCAAGTTCATTATTCATAAGTTTAGCTTCTGGGTCAGCACCGACAGAAACAAGAGATATTTCATTCATAATTGCATGTTTAACAATAATTTCATCTTCTTCACCGAAAGAATATTCAGTAATGTAATATGAAATAGAAACCGAATCATAAACTCCATTCTCAATAGCTTTGATGATTTCAGGTCTATTGTCGTAAACATTAATATCTGATACATAAGCATCTAGTTCTGCATCATAATTTGTACGAGTCTCACCAAGAAAGTCATCTGCTGACTTACCGTGATTAAATAAGAATGGGTAAACTTCTCTCTTAAATTCAATTACATCACCGTCTAAATACAAATCATTGTTGTTTGTTTTGTGAACGTATGAAGCAATTGCACAAATAGATTTATCACCTGACTCATTTTCGATAAGTTCAACTTTTGCGATATTTTCAACTAATTTCAAGTCTTAGTCCTCCTTTTCATTAAAGGTATTGCCATTTGGGTTATCACCATTTGGCAAGTTATTCAACATCAGGTTCTTCTTTTGTTTTAGATTCATCCGTAGTTCTTAAATCACTATATTTCTCAATGAGTTTTGAATTTGCATTTGTCAAATAAACGTCTCCACCCTCACTTGGTTCTAATCCTGCAAGAACTTGAACTCATTCACAGTAAGGAATGGTGCATTTGTATTTTCATGATAAAGAGAGATTAAATCTTTAAGGCTTGCAAATTTGAATAATTGGTTATCAATGATAATACGTTCATAGTACAGATTGCCTTGTGTTTTTCGTCTCTTACTTTGAGAAATAAGTTTATAGCTTAATTCTTTTTCTAGTTGAGCAAGTAAAGGAATGATTGTTGAATTATAAAAATAAATTTGTTCTTCTTGTGTTGCTTCGCCTGAAAGAATCTTCTCAGACATGAAATATGAACTTAGCAACTCTTGTTTGATGAGTTTGATTTCTTCATCATTCAATACCGAATAAGAGTTTTTAAACTCAACAACTTCTGACTTATCATCCATTACTCCCATGCCGTTATAAGAACTAACTGATTGCATGGTACTGATAGTTTTCAAAGCTGTTTGTTTAAACTCATCGCTGTCATTATCAACGACCGCATTAATTTTTAGCATTCCACGCATACGACCTTGTTTTAACTTAGTAGCGATACCAGAAAGTGTTGCATCCAAAATACTTGTGTTTTCGTTAATAAAAAAAGGACTAACCAAGTTAATCGTTTCATTAGTGTTGGCTTCATCACCAGACTCAAGTAATTTCAGGTCAATTAAGTTGCCTTGTTTGTCATCTACAATCTTGATATAAACTTTGCGAGTGGTTAAAAGCTTCTTAGTAACTGCTTGCCAGAATGCTGTAGTATTTTCATAACCTTTAGGTTTCCAGTTTAATAATTCATCAATATCAGAACCATCCATACTAGCTAAGGTGTCAGAACCGCCATCAACTTTCTTATACTTAACGTGTTGAAAGTTTACTTTGGCAATCTCTGTAGCAATCTTTGCTGAGATGTTGTTATAGAAACCACTTGTTGCAGAAACTACTTCATCTCCCCATGCTTGCGCACGTTGTGTCTCTTGATTCAATTTTGAAGTTTGAATCCGTACTGCTTTTCCAAATAAATTAAATTCCAAATCTTTTCTCCTTTCTAATAAAATAATCTGTCATTGCTTTGCTTATCACGAACAGTTTTACGCTTGTGACAGTCAAAACACAATAACCATAGGTTGTCAGGATTGTAAGCGATATTCCAATCTCTTACATTCTCCATGTTAAGTTCTGTTTTATGGTCAACTTCATATTTCTTAGCTGTGAAGTCTCCACAGTTTTGGCACGTCATGCCGTCACGTTTGCGAATATAGTCTCTAACTTTTAACCATTTCTTATCAGAATAGAAACCAGAGGTTCTAACAGAATCTGCATTATAATTCATCTTTCAACCTCCTTAATATTCATCTCTTAACATTGTTTGAAGTGCCATAACACTTGCTACTACTGGGTCAATCTTTTTGCTGTTTGTTGTCTTTTTAAGCACCAAGTCATCACTTGTACCGACCTTAACAGCTACGTTCATAAGAGACCACTCAAGTAATTCTTGATTGTGGTGAACATTGTCTTGTTTAAATTGAGATTTGAATATCTTAATATAGTCAGACATTGCAAAACCCTGTTTAACTGGTTTTTGTTTATCTCCATCTTTATCAAAGAAGAATTTCTCAATGAGCTTTTCAAGATTCTCATATCTTGCACGGTCATAACCGACCATTCTTAAAATACAACCTGTATCTTTTTTGAATTTAATCATATAAGGTATCATGTCTTTTGCTGACATATAGTTATTTCCTGTATCAAGAATTACAAGAGAACCTTCCTCTTCAAACCTTCGATATAACTCTTGAATATCATAATCAAGAGATTCAAACTCTTTGAGAGTTGTAAAGTTTATTGTGTGTAAGTAATAATCTTCATCATCACGAGTTAGAAAAGCTATACTTGACAGGTCTCCATGCAAGGCTAAGTCTATACCACAATAAGTTCTTGCACCTCTAAAGACATCAAGATTAAATGGTTTTTTCATAGCTTCTCCAGCGGTAAAAAATCCGTGAACGTCATTCATTGCGATTCCCATTGACATTGCTAAAAACTTAACTTGTAAAGCTGGGTCTCCTTTAGATAATTCATATTCTTCCTCTACAGATGACCATCTAGGCAAACTACCAATTAAAGGCAAAGCCATTCCCCAATTACGCTTATCTTTAACTTGTTGTGTATCTTCAAGTCTATAAAGCAAAGCAACTGACCTATCATTTTCAAACTCAGCATCACTAGTGAAGCGCTTGATGAGCTTATCATAAAGACCTTTACGAGTTGTTCCACCACTTGTAATATAGATTGATTGCCAGTTCTTTTGTTTCATACGTGAGCCTTTATTAACAGCTTCGGTAATATCATCTTTATAAACATGAACCTCATCAAAGACATTAAGTGATGTATCACCACCTTGCGCCCTATTTACATCATTTGTTTGTTTACCAAACTTAGTATTCATTGATTCAAATTTAAGACCTTGTTTAGTAGAGTTGAACATATTGAAATCATCCATCTCAGATAACAAGAGCGATGCTCTACTTTGGTCTCTTACTTGGTCAAAGACATGTTTTGCTTGGTTGTTATCATAAGCAATTACTTGACTTGTACCACCATACTGACCACCAAGAATCATCCAGTTCAAAACTCTTGTCGCCATAAGGGTTGATTTACCAGTACCACGACCAACATTTAAAAAGACCTCGTTAACTAACAAGACCTCATCACCCTCTTCATCAATCATGTAATAGCCAAGCATAAGTTCATACCACCAAAGCTGTGGAGGTAACAATTTAATTGGTCTCAAATCACCAGTTGTAAGCATGAAGTTCTTTTCAATAAAGTCAATGGCTTGTTCTACTTTTTCAGGACGATAGATATATTTTTTATGAATACGTATTTGTTTTTCAATTTGACGCTTGATATCACGATTCATACGAATATTATTTTCTTTGTTATATTCAAGCATTTGTTTTAAATATTTCATCTATCATCCTTTCTGTCTTATTCTTTGCTATATAATCCTTTTAACAATTCAAAACCTCTAGTAACTAAAGTATTTTCTAAAATCATTGGTAAGCCATGATAATCAACAAAGATTCTATAGAAATAATCATCTGCGTTACCATTTGTTATCCATTCATGAACTTCTGTGTCTGTGAGATTGTTTTTGATTGCATTTAAAATATATTCATCTACATTCATTCTGTTTCCTCCTCGTCCAGCAAAGCATTAATTTCATCTTCTGTTACTTCTGATTCATCAGATGAGTAATTCTTAACATCAAACTGAGTAAGACCTTGAATGATATCCTGCACACCTGCTGTAGATTTTTCTTCAAGTTCTAAGCGTTTAAGTGAAACTTTATCGTAGATTTCAGGATTGTGAGATTTCAGCCAGAAAATGATTGCATTGAGTTCTGGGTCAACTTGTTGTCTTTCAACAGAAACAAGAATTTCTTCACCTTCTTCATTAACCTCATAGCGTTCTTTTCGTCTCCAACCACCACGAACTTTCTTGTTCAGTTTGGCTTCAACCTTACCTAAAGCAATGAGATTTGCATTAATCTTGGCTAGTTCATAGGCTTCTTCATTATCAGCTTTCCACTTATCGAAAGTTTTGTTGGTAACACCAAGTGCTTTATAGATTTTCATATCTGTAGCACCAGATTCTATCTTTTTAATTATTTCTGCTGTCACTTCTTCGCTGTTTAATATGTCTATCTTGCTCATTTAGCACCCTTTCTATAAGTGTCTTAGTATTCTCTTAGATTTACTTGGATTCTCCAAGATTTATTTTGATTTGCTGAGATTTTTGCTGAAAATTTTTGGCTCAAAAACTTTGGGGGAGTTTTTCTTTTGACCCCCTCGTGCATAAACCTACCCCATAAATTTCATTGATGGGGGGATTATTTTTTTTATTTTTTTCAAAAAAATTATTTTTTATTCTTAAATTTATTTATTTTATTTTTATTTCCACACACACTCACACCCTTTAACAAAATAAAAAAGCACAAGAGAATCATGAACGAATGAACGAACATAGAACTCTCAGCCTTTAAAGAGTAGAGAAGTGAAAGAGAAAAACTTTGGTCAATATATATCAACCAATAACTGCAAAGAGAATCGAACTCTTACTTGTGAACCATCAACAGCTACAGAGGAAAATTGTAGAGAGTAAAAGAATTTCTTTTGGATAATTAAATCCAAGAATAATTTATGGAATCGAACCATAACGAAAGCTACCAAGCATTACTACAAAACATTAATAGAGCGAAACATTAATAGCCACCAGTTTGGCAAGACTAGTGACAAGGAGTCTTGGGTTATCTAGGAGGTTGTAACCCAATGGGTATCTGAGGAATCGAACCACCCTTATAAGACTAGAGTCTTATAAGTACCACATATCCTGTAATAAAGTGTAGGCTGTAGTGTCATCTCATTCAACCACAAGTACACCTATAGTGTTTTCATTTAGTAGCACACTACACTTTTAATTTTAATTAATCATAATAGAAATCTTCACACGGCATTACAAATCCTCATCAATCTTTTTTCTAATCATATTAGCTAAGTCATTTGGGTTTGAGCTGTCAATATTGAAAGTCTTATTGATAATCTTGTTAGCTTCCTTCTTAGTCTTAATAGTTTTAACAAAAGCAAATACAATCACGACTGCAAACATAACTAAAAGAAATATTGCAAAAGCAATTAATACATTTAAAAGTATTGTTATCATTAAGCACGACCTCCTTTAAACTCTTCATTGATTGCTTTAACTAAAGCATTGATAGAAGTATCTTTCTCTTTAACTGAATCATTAAAATCAAATTCTACTGTGGTTGATTGGTCTGCTGTAATCTTACCGTCAACAAATTCTGTGTGGATATCTTGTTCAATTGTAATCTTCATATTCTCTTCTCCTATTCTTTCTTACAACATATAAATAAATATATGACACTCCTTAACAAAAAATAATATAAAAAAAGAGTTGAACCTAATCAACTCTCTATCTACTATTCTTCAAGTACTCACTAAACACATCAGCAAATACTTTATCAATTCTTTCTTGAATCCTTTTCATTGTTTGATTAAAGTTAACTTCACTAACTCCTAACTCACCACTAAGCTTGCGCTTATTCAGTTTAACATTACCTTTCTTATCAAACCTAAACCATTCAATATCTTTATTATCATAGTGTCCTCTAACAATCATATAAGCTTCAATCAAGAACTGATATTGCTTTCTGGTCAACACACTTTTAAAGTTATCAATACCTACAAACTTAAATGTTTGTTTAGTCAATAGCTTCCAGCAATCTATATCATCTTTCAATTCAGGTTGGATATAATATCGCTTACCACTTTCTCTTATAAGAATATATCCATCTCTTTCTTTCTGCAATCGAACAAATTCAGTCAACAAAACTCTATTTATATATTTAGCTTTCTCTTTACCAGTCTTTGAATCATCAACTGCATCCAGTCCTTTACTGAGACCAGCCATCAGCAATGGCAACATGTGCTTCTCATATTCAGAATACAAAGCTATGAACTCTTCTGAATCACTCTGCATAAATCTAAACTCATTAATCAGATTCATTAAATCAACAGCAACACCATAACCAAATCTTTCAGTTACTAAACCTATGTTATCAACTATCTCTTGATAGTCTCTCTGTTTCCAAATCCTATCCCAATCAAATTTAAATATCCCAGAATCTTGCATTGTCCAAAGCATATCCAAGAAGTCATTGTAATCTTCATTCAACTCTTGTTTCTCATAAGTCATGATAGCTTGATTCTTTTTGTAAACACTATTCAACATCATTGATTTAATCCTATAAGCTACAAACATTAACCAATCAGTATCTTCTCTAGCCCCAGTCTTTAACCAACTCAAATCTTCTGCAATATATTCTTCAACTTTATTTAATGCTGATAATTTATTCATTCTTTTTCCTCTCCTATTATTTAATTATGCTTGTTATATCATAAATTCTTATTTTCTTAACTATTACTTAAAATTAGATTAATTTCTTATCTTCTGATACAATATTTTTAGTAGGAGTAATTTTATGAAAAAAATCAAAATTGTTGGAACCTTAATATTGTTATCAACTCTAGTATTATTTACTGGATGTGAAAATAAAAAAACTGACTCAACATCTAATAGTAAATCAAAGGTAAGTGAAACTAAGAAAATTGAGCAAAACGAAACTATTTCTCAACACTTTACTGATGATTTAAAAGATGAAATCTGGTTTGAAGTTACACCTGTAGCTGATGATATGATTAGTGATGAAGCACATATTACTGCTGTAATTGCAACAAACCAATCACAATTAGATTCTAAAATAAGTAATGCATTCACTTATCAAAATATGGATAAAGGTTATTTTTTTGCTAAAATTAGCCCTTCATCACTTTATTTAGATTCAAAATATCCTACGTTCAACCAAATCTTGCAACTATACCTTGATAGAACCTTGCAGTCAAATTTATATGAAGCATATATGAATGTAAACACGAGTCTTAAAGATAAAGCAAAAGTAGGTCTTGGTGAAGGTTCTTCTGGCTTTTTTGGGGGTGTTTACACCTATAAACCAACTTTTTCTCAAAATTTAAAAGATGGAAAATTAAGTTATCAATCTATTAACTTTTCAGGAAATATTAAATTTAAAGGAGAAGATTTTTATGAATCTCCTCAATATTATTCCTTTAATGCATATGCAGATACCCAAATTCCTTTAAAAAGTGATAATAAAATTATTGGTTACGCTAATGGTTTTATTGGTTCTAATGATGGTAATAAAATAATTTACCTTATTAATATTTCTAACACTAAAAATAAAATTGAACTAGACCCTCTTTATTCAAACAAAGACATCAAAACATTTACATCAAATAGCTAATTAATAGAGAAATAATCCTATTTAAAAGGTTATTTCTTTTTTGTTTTTTCTCTCAATAAAATCAAGTCTTTTTTCAACCTTATCAGCTTTTGCTTCAATAACATCAATTTTTACTTGTAATTCTTTAAGTTTCTTATTCATAATATTATCTCCTATTTAATTAAAATTCTGCACCGACCAACAAATCAAACATTTCATTATCAATTTTGAACCATTCTAAATTCTTATACTTAGCACTTTTACCACTTGCACAAGCACTAATATTACTATGACCAAATCCTGTCAGACGTTCAGCACTCCGAATTGATGAGTGAATTTCTACGATATTTCCAAATTCATCTACTCCAATAACTGCCATACTTTGTTTATTTGCTGAACGAATGTTCTTAGTACCGTGATTTGAGTTTTCCTCGTGTGTGTTCCATTCCAAATTTTCAACTGAATTATTGCCTTTATCTTCATCTATATGATTAACTTCTGGTTTGTTTTCAGTATTTGGAATGAATGCCTGTGCAACAAGTCTATGAACAAGTTTAGAATATTGAACACCTTTATCACTCAAAATAAGTTCCTCATAACCAAGTTCAACAGAACCATCTTTTTTGATAATTCTCTTTCTTTTAGGTTTCATGATTCTTTCTGTTTTACCTTTTAAAGATTTAACTAAACCAGTATTACTAACTTCATACTGTCCTTCAAAACCTTTAACTGATTTCCATTCGATTGCTTTAGTAGTTGTTGTAGTTGTCTTTTCCATTTTGTATTCTCCTAATTTCTATTTGCTATTAATATTTGTCTGTTACTTTGATACATTTCAACTCTTGAAACATATTGGTTGGTGTGAAGTAAGTGTCGCTGTCTGAGTAAACCAGTCTGTGATGTACATAGTCATAAAGTTCGTCTGCACTAATAATACGTTTTCCACCGTCTATATAATATTCTGTAATTGTCTTGAAAAAGTATTTAGATGTGAATTTTGTTTTGTGTGCTGATTCTTTATCTTTACGAATAGCTTCATTTAAGTCTGAACCAAATTTCTTTTTCCATGCTTTATTTTGTAATTTCTTATTGCCATAGTCTCTAACAAAAGAATTATCTGAATCTTGAATTACTTTCCACATTCCTAAACTCATTGGTTTGTTAATGTCTTGAATCTCCATAGCTTGTTCAACACTTGTAATTCTTTTATCACTTGCCATTTTCTTAAAGATGTTGTCTTCCATTGTGTTTCCGAAGAACTTGCCGATTTCATCTTTAAATCCCCTAGCTTCTTTTTCACTATTTTTCTTAGATTCTTTAACTACAGGTTTCTCAGCTTCTTTTTCTTTTGGTTCTGATGATTGAGCTTTATACGTAGGTTTCAAAGAAACTTCTTTTTCATCTTCAACTGAGTTGAAAGTTAAGTAAGAATTTGTCTCTCTCCGTTTTGTATCTGAATCAAAACCATTTGAAACTTTGATGTTATCCTTAAATCTTAGAGTCACTATTGTATAATTTAGACAAAGGACAAAAACATGCAAAAACGCTACTCAAAAGAATTTAAAGAAACCCTTATCGCCTTCTATCATTCTGGTCAATCCGTCACCCAGCTGTCTAAAGAATACGACGTGGCCCCTGCAACAATTTATAAATGGATAGACCTCTACTCTAAATCTAATGAAAGCTCCGTCTCTAAAGCTGATTTTCTAGAATTAAAAAGACAACTGGCTAAAGTTAAGGAAGAACGAGACATCTTAAAAAAAGTATTGACCATATTCGCCGAGAAAAAGAAGTGAGTGCTGCGGATATGGCTCAAACCATACAAACTTTAGCACTCAATGTCAGACTAAGCTGTCAACTCCTTGATGTTCCTGAATCAAGTTATTATGAACGGATTAACCGACATCCATCTAAAACTCAATTAAGGAGACAATACCTGTCACTCAAAATTTCTCAACTCTTCAATGCTAACCGAGGAATCTATGGTGCTCCTAAAATTCATCATCTTCTACTTAAACAAGGGGAAAAAGTCGGGTTAAAACTGGTACAGAAGCTAATGAAGCAACTTCAACTCAAGTCTGTAGTCATTAAGAAATTTAAGCCTGGATACTCACTAAGTGATCACATCAATCGAAAAAATCTCATACAGACTGAACCTACAAAGAAAAATAAGGTTTGGTCAACCGACATTACTTATATTCCTACTCAACAAGGATGGGCTTATCTCTCAACCATTATGGATCGTTATACTAAAAAAGTCATTGCTTGGGATTTGGGCAAGCGAATGACTGTAGAATTAGTGCAAAGAACTTTAAATAAGGCCATTAAATCACAAGACTATCCAGAAGCTGTTATTCTTCATTCTGACCAAGGAAGCCAGTATACGAGTCTAGAGTATGAAGAGTTGCTTAAGTATTATGGGATGACTCACTCTTTCAGTCGAAGGGATACCTTATCATAATGCCAGTCTTGAATCTTGGCATGGACATTTAAAAAGAGAGTGGGTGTATCAATTTAAATATAAGAACTTTGAAGAAGCCTATCAGAGTATTTTCTGGTACATCGAAGCCTTTTATAATTCAAAACGAAACCATCAAAGTTTAGGGTATCTTACACCTAATCAATTTGAAAAGGTAAGTGCTTAAAATAAATAGATTAAAATTCTACGTTTGTTACTCTAAAAACTTGACTTAACGTCACCTCTCATAGTATAAACCTTTTGAAAGGGAAGTAGACACGCTTTTTTTAAAAAACAATCTAAACTTATTTATCCCTCTACTTAATAGATAGTTTAGAGCTATTTCTCACACGTTTTTATTTGTCCTCTCATAGTATAAACCTTTTCAAACAACAATCCAAACGCTTTTTTAAATTAATTTAGATATAATTACCCTCTCATAGTATAGTGGTTTTGAGAGGGAAATCGTGACGTGTTTTTTTTTGAAATAAAACTAACCCCTCTACTATTATAAGGGTTAGGGCTAGTTTTTCACGTGTTTTCTCCTGACCCCATAATATATAGTGGTTTTGAACACTAAATGGACACGTTTTTTAAAACTTTCTACAAATATAATTGGACACTTATACAACATCTGTCTAAAAACTATTCTCAGCTCACAGATTGTTTTGTGGTCAGCCCACGGCTTAGTTTAATTCCATATGCAATATATGTAAAAAAAATTGACACTTATTGCACATGGGTAATGCAATAAGTGTCAAAAAAAAATACAAAAATTGCATATGGCTATTGCAATATGTGTAAAAAAAATTGACAAAAATTGCAAGGTAGAAAGAGAAGAAAAAGAAAGAGAAAAAATAGAAAGAGAAGAAAGAAAGATTTCTACACCTGCGGTGCTATTTTCGCTAACGCTCGGAAGACCTCTTAGGGCTAAAGCCCTCTTTCGCTATCGCTCAATTCACCCATCCATTACATGGATAAATTATTATTGTTTTGTTTAAAATAAAAAAGCTCCCACAATTAAGTGAGAACTTTTTGCTATTTTAAGTGTTTTAGTGGACTGAATTTGACAGCCTTAGCCAATTAATTACTCATTGGTCAACTTTTGTAGATAAATTTGTGTTGTTGATAAATTGGTGTGTCCTAACAGCTTGCTGATAGTAAATATGTCTTGTCCAAGTTCTAAGTTCTTACAAGTCCAATAATGTCTAAATTGATGTGAACTGCACCTCACAGAAGCCCTCACATTGGCTTGTAAACCTTTTTGGGTAATCATAACCTCAATATTTGTAATCGTTTTTATAGACCGGCCTGTCTTGCCTAAAACTTATAGAAATTCTTTAAAATCCATATATTCGGAATAAACTCCTACTGTTTTTAAAAACTTAGTAACAATCGCTTCTTTTTTCGAAGGATTATTCTTCACATCAATAAACATTCCGAGTAATTGAACTGTAGAAATTAGACAATGTTCTCTTTTAGTAGAATAGTCAATCATTTGATTGGGAAAAACGGCTTCATTTCTAGCTGATAAATCTTTCTTTCTAAAACCATTGACAATTAGTATAGCTTTAGGAATTGTTCCTTCTTTCTCAACAAACTCCGATACCCACTTTTCTAATTGGGCCCCATGTTTTTCAGCAGAGCTTCCATTGACACCTTTAATTTCAGTTACAATTTTAAAAACATCATATTCAAAAATTCCATCCGCTCGATTATGTTCAATAGGCATAGCCCTAAATCCTAATTCTGAAAAAATTTCATATATAATCTTTTCTAATTCCTTGCCAGAGGTAGTGAAGGCAAGTTTATATTTTTGTATGCTACTTAACCTGTCTTTGGTCTTTTCTTTTTCAATTTCTAATTTTTCTATTGTTTTATTCAATTCTTCAATTTTTTCTTTTTCATTTTTTTCTGTTAAAATATTATATTTATCAGCCCATTCTGGAAGAAAGTAGTCCTCTAGATTTACTTTTATTTCCTCTTCTAAATCATCTATGGTATGCAAGAAATTATTTACTACTTTTCGATATTCTTTTTCACTCGAATAATATTCTTCATCAAATATGGATGGGAAAATAATAAGGCGTCCGTCATTTATTGGGAATACTTTAGAAATATTTTTTTCTGTATTTGCAATGTAAGCAACAGGTATTCCGTTATCCTCTGTACTAAAATATGCATTATAATAGTATTTCATTCCTTTTACTTCAAACAAAATTCTATACGGAGAGTCCGTTGAACACGCCAAATTGCTACCTAAACCTGTCGTCATATTTAATTTTATAGGTAAAACATCTAAAATGTCGAACTCAAATACAATATGGGTTTTTTGACGATTTTTACCTGTACCTGAGTATTCATTTTTTCCTGAATAAATATAGAAATTAGATTCGACAGGGGGCATTATATAAAGTGTTTTTCCTAAAGCTAGTAAATCTTTTATTTCTTCTCTTCTTCTTTTAAAATCAGATAAAAATTTAAAGGAATCATCATTTGATAAGCGTCTCTTACCAGAATATAATCGTTCTCTCCCATTATAATCTTTATCACAATCATATCCTGATGAGATTCCTGCCAAATCAATAATTACTATATCATAGTCCAACAAAGAATTATAAGAACTAAATGGTATTAAATCTATATTTTTAAAATTCATATGAGAAAATTTTAGTGACACCCCAACAATTTTGTTCTTCATAATAACTTCCCTTACACTGACTTTCATTAGAATTTATTAATATTATACCATACATCTCCTCTTCTTACCTCTCTTGATTTCAATAACTCCATCTCACTAGTAATAAATTATATAGTGTTTTTTTGTAAAAATTGCTTCGAGGCATATATACCATATCAGGTAACTTTATCTCCTAGCAATGAGGGTCATCTTTTGTATAAACATATTTATTATTAAATGTCCACAGACCAAAATCAATACAAGATTTAACTAATAATTTCACAAATTTTCTATCAATCTAATTAAACATTTTTCCCAAAAAATATGGTACTTGAAACATAAAGGATATAAAACCAATTCACATTCATTTTATAGATATAATAATTCAAAAATTATTGTTTTCTAGTAGGTTATCCCATCCACACTATCTAAAAATTTATTTTAATCTAAATTCTGCAAAGGACTGTATTTGATGACTTTGTTAATTTCATTCTCGATATTTAAACTCCTAAGATAAATCTCAGTAGTCTTGATGCTAGCGTGTCCCAGTAACTTTTGAATCATATAAATATCAACATTCTCACGTACTAATTTTTGAGCAAAATAATGTCTAAATGTATGAGGTGAGATACGGATACTGTCACGAATGTTCACCGCTTTTCCTATTTTATATATTTCTTTTTCTGCTAGCCTATAATCATATTTTTTTCCAAATTTAGTTACAAATATATTTTCAATGGGTACTATCCCATTACTTGAAAAATAATTTTCTTTTGCCCTATTATATTTCAAATACTGTTTATAAACAAGTGGTGAACAATGAACAATTCTATCTTTTTTCCCTTTACCACTTTTTATGATAATTTGAGAATCATTAATATTTTCTAATTTTAGACTCAATGCTTCATTTATTCTCATACCAGTGTCTGTAAGTATAAGTAACAGCAAGTAATTTCTCTCATTCACAAATTTTGTACAAAATCCAGTTCTTCCTTTTCCAGTTTTCTTGATTGTATGAAAGGTTCTTTTTCTTGTATAATGGAGCATCATTTTTATCTCTGAATCTGTAAATGTATTTACAATCGTCTTCTTCTCTTGAATCCATTTAACACGGTGTATAGGTGCTTCCTCATACCTAATGTATTCTTCATTAATACAATATGAAAATAGCGCCCTAATAACCCTTAAATGCCCATTAACAGTTGTCTCAGAGTAACCACATTCTAGTCTGTCAACTAAATATTGTTTTATATGAATTGGTTTGATTTCGTTAATGTTTAAAATATAATTTTGGCACAAAAAAACAGAGAAAATCTTTAGTGTTTTTTCTCTGAATATAATTGTATTTTTCGACAATCCTCTTGCTTTATTATCAAAAAGCATTTCTTGAATTGCTGATTGGATTGAAATTTCCATGTTGTTTTCCTCTGTTTTTACTAGATTTAACAACAATAAATAATTTTTCAAAAACGGCTTAGATACCGTACTAAATGTCCTTTTTTAGTCTTTACTACCCCTATCAAAACAGCCATAAATTCAGTGATAGAAATCCTATCGAATCCCTAAAGCAATACGGGCATAACGACTCATTTTATCAACTGTCCATGCTGGATACCAAACCAAGTTCACCTTGATTTCACCAACTTCTGGCACTTCTTTCAAAGCATCATGAATCTGTTCAGTCAAAAGGTCCGCCAAAGGGCAACCCATTGTTGTCAATGTCATTTTAATTTCTGTAAATCCATTATCTTCAAAGCTAATTTCATAAACTAATCCGAGGTTGATAATATCAATCCCAAGCTCTGGGTCAATGACGTTTTCAAGGGCAGAGAGAATTTTGTCCTTGATTTCATTCACTTGCTCTTCTGTGTATTTATCTGCCATTTTATCTCCTTAGGCTGTCATAAAAAGCAAAACTTTAAAAGTTGAACGAATGTGCTTTCTAGGACAAATCCAAATTGTCAAATTCTTTTTACAGCTTTATTTTACCAAATTTATTTTAAAATTTCTAGATAAAAAATTACTGACAGAAAATTTTATGAATAAATTTTTTCTGTCAGTAATTTATTTTATGCAAAACGTGAGAATTTCTTGAAGAAACTCAACATGAAAGTAAAGAGAGCGATAATAACCACAAATAGGATTGCTTCTGGTAAAATTGCTCCATTCAAACCAATGGTTTCACGTAACATTTTTAAACCATAAGTCATTGGTAACCAAGGACTGATGACTTGATATATTTTAGGAGCAAGTTGTAAGGGGTAAGTTCCTGCACTCGTCGCCAGTTGTAGAACTAAGACAACAATCATAAAGAATTCACCAATCTTACCTAGAGCCGTTAAGAAGAAAGTATTGATTGCCATGTAAGCGAAGCTGATTAAAAGTACTGACAACAACATTTCCCACAAATGATTTGGTCTCAATCCAAGAAGAGCAACTGCTCCCCAGACGATGATTCCTTGTAAAAGTGCTACCAAACCATTTGTACCAATTTTCGCCAACATAAATTCGCGACCAGATTTCCATTTTTCACCTGAGAAACCAATTCCAATCACAACATTTGTCGCAAGGGCACCAATAAAGAGAGCAACATTAATCATGTATGGTGTCATTCCTGCACCATTTTCTGGTACATTGTCATGGTCAGTATGTTTAAGTTTCAACGGTGCAGCTACTTTTTTAGCATTTTCATTAGAATTATTAGTTGATGAGAGAGTATCATCTGCTTTGGTTAACGCTGTTGACAAGTTATTAGCCCCTGTATTTAGCGTTCCCAAACCACTTGTTAAACTTGAACCTCCATTTGCCAATTGTTGTGAACCAGAAGAAATTTGTTGAGCGCCCCCTGCCAATTGATTTGAACCTGAAGTTAAAGTTGAACCATTCGCTTGTAATTGTGACAATCCAGAAACTAATTGCATTGTCCCGCTTTGTAAATCTTTTGATTTACTTGCTAATTGTTGAGCGCCAGCGTTTGCTTGATTAACTCCGTCAGCGTATTGGGCAAAACCAGAAGTTAATTTTTGACTTCCAGAAGTTAACTGGTCATTAAAATTCGTCAAACCAGCATTTAACTGATTGATACCAGGAATAAATTTTGTGTTTACATTAGTGTTTACTTCGTTCAGACCACCTGAAAGGTCAGCAATTATTTGACTTGCGCCTGGAACTAATGTTTTAAGATCAGCAATTTTTCCAAACATTGGTAGTAGACTTGTAAGACTGTCTTGGACTCCTTTAATATTCTTATTTAATGATAGTAAATCGGTTTGAACTGCTCCAGCACCAACAGAATTATCTAATGCATTTCTTATATCTGTTTTCTGACTTTCGCTTAAAGTTTTAAAAGTCTCAGTACTTTCAACTGCTGCCTTAGAGGCTACCACTTGATCATTAGCTAGATTTGTGACCGTAGCTCCAAGACCTTTCAAGTTATTTTGGATATTGGCAGCCAAATTTGGGTCAATCGTATTTTTTTGTAACTCCTGATTTAATTCAGTAAGACCATTTTGTACAGCACTGATATTTTGCTGTTGAGTTTCGGATAAAGTTGTTTTTTGAGCCAATTGACTTAAGCCTTCGGATAGTTGTTGCACACCCGATTGCAATTGACTCACCGCTTCTGACCCTTGAGAAATTTGTGAAATTCCTGCTGACAGCTCTTTTGATTTATCAGCCAGCGTTTGTGTACCTGCTGCTAATTGTTGCGTTCCACTGACAAATTGGTCAGCACCAGAAGAAAGTTGTTGTCCCCCATTGGCAGCTTGATTCACTCCTGATACATATTTATTTAAGCCTGAATTCAAATTATTTGCGCCGTCAGTAAAAGTTAAACTTGATGAAGATAAAGTATTCAAATTACTACTTAATTCTTTTGAACCATTCAATGCTGACGAAGTTCCATCAGCCAATTTATTTGAACCGTCAGAAGCTTCTTTCATTCCTGACTTCATATCACCAAGCTTAGCGAAAATTTCTTTGGTGTAAGTCTCTGTGATATTTTTTGAAACCTCTGATTTCAGCTGATTCATCGCACTTTCGCTCATTTTTGATGAAATATAGTTATGACCACGTGTTGTTTGGTAATCTAACTGAACCGTTTTTGGTTTCTTATTCATTAAAGTCGTTGCATTTTCTGAAAAGTTTTCTGGAAAAGTGATAACCATGTAATAATCACCTTTTTTTATCCCTTTAGAAGCTTTATTCTCTGAAACAAAATGATAATCTAAATCCTTTGATTTTTTCATTTCAGCAATGACATCATCACCAAGTTTGAATTTTTTTCCGTTCAATTCAGACGTCTTGTCCAAATTTACAACCGCTACTGGTAAGTCATTCAATTTACCGTAAGGATCCCACATAGAACCTAAGAAAATATAGTTATAAATTGCTGGTACAAGTGCCAAAGCGATAATAACAATAATAAAAAATTTGTGCTTTAAAATGGCTTGCCATTCTTTTTTTAACATCTTTTCCCCTTTCTTTATGGACAACACGTCCAAAAACTGTTACAATACGTATTATAAACTTTTTAGAAAATTTGACAATTATTATCCATTCAGTTTTGGACATATTTTTAAATTTGTCTAAATGAAGCACTTACATTCTAAAAAGGACGGAGGTCCCCCCTTTAAATGTCTAATGACAGCAGAAAAGATCGTACAAAACTTCAATTACGAGATGCCATGATTCAACTTTTAGGCGAGAAATCTTTTGACCAAATTTCAACGACTGAACTTGTGAAATTAGCTAAAGTTAGTCGTAGTAGTTTTTATACTCATTATCAAGATAAATATGACATGATTGAAGCCTATCAACGTCGACTTTTTGAGACTATTCAATATGTCTTTGAAAAAAATAACGGAAATATTCATGCAACAATGCTTGAAACTTTTGAATTTCTAAAAGGAAATCAAATATATGCCGCTCTTCTTTCGGAAAATGGTAGCAAAGAAATCCACCAGTTTATGTTGCAAAAACTCAAAGAACTTATTCAAAGTTCCTTTTTCCCTCAGTCTAAACATCTTAAATTAGGAAAATTAGGGGAAATTTATGCGACAACCTACTATGCTAATGCTATTTTTGGAACTACTCAATCATGGATTCGTCGAAAACAAAAGGAAACACCTACTCAAATTGCTAATCTATTAGTTGAGCTCATAAATTAAAAAAAACGGTTCTTTTAGAAGAATCGTTTTTTTTAATTCTATTTGGAAAATAATAGCCATTAACAGGTGTTAATCATGATGTTGAACTTCCAAAATCATATTGCTCAATGTTTCAATCACCATATCTTCATCAGATAGTTCTTGTTTCGTAGCCAATTTTAAAGCTTTTCCAGCTCTAAATACCGGAATATTTTGTTCGCCTACTAAAATTTTTTCTCTTGAATGAACATCATGACTGACTCTGGCTGCACGTTTACGAACCTCAAAAGTTCCAAAATTTGAAATATGTACGGGAGTCCCTTCAGAAATATAGTAAGTGATTGCCTCGACAAAGGCATTGATTGCCTTTGCTGCATTTACTTTTGAAAGTTCTGTACGGTCTGCTACATAATCAATTAACTCCTATTTCGACGCCATTAACTCATTCCTCCTATTTTCTACATTCCCCTATCATCCTTTTCTTCACTAACTCTAGTGAATTCTTTTGTCATCATATAAATCTTCATAAAAAATCCTAGCTTACGCCAAGATTTTTTGGTTATTTTACAACCATAACATTGCAAGGCGCATGATTAACAACATAACTTGTCGTCGAACCTACTAGCATCCTGTCTAATAATCCCTTACCATTTGAACCGACTACAATCAAATCCAATTCAAATTGCTTTGCAAAATTAATGATTTCTTTCTTTGGATTTCCTGTAAAGGCATGGACTTCAAACTCAACTTCATCATTAATCAGAACCTCAACTTCAGCAATAATTTCTTTAGATTCTGTTTCTAAATCATCCAAATTAATTGCCAAGGCATACGGAGTTCCCCGAAGTCTTGTTTCGTCTTTAACATGTAAAACAAATAATGAAGTTTTATTTCTTTTGGCAATGGCGACTGCTTCGTGAATTGCTTCTTTCGATTGGTCAGAGCCATCAACTGCAACTAAAATTTTCTTGTATTCATCTCTCATTGTAAACGCCTCCTTTACTATATTCTATGATAAAATATTTAAGAAGTCCAACTAAACACTCACTATATTTTTAGAAGAAACGTTTATTTTTAAGACTTTTTTTCCAATTTTACTTAGAAGTAAAAATATAATTTTATGAAAATATTAAATCACTTTTTTTGATATTCTGATTTCTTTATGCTACAATTTAATTGGAATTTCGTTATGAACCAATTTGGTTCCCTTTCGTATAATAAATAAAGAAAGGAGAATGTACTATGACATTCACTAACAAAAATAAATTTTTCCAATATACAGTAACTCTAGATACTTCTCATAATATCTTCAGAGCATCACTTGTAAATGATTCAAATATTTATGGTGCTGGAGATACTATTGAAGAAGCTGTACAAAACTTAGAACAATTAGTTTAAGGAGAAAAAAATGGGCGAGTATCCCAATCGATAAAGGCATCTACTTTAATTTTGAGAGTAGGTGCTTTTGTTATACTTTAAATAAAAAAAAGTTGCTCAATGAGCAACTCCCTTTTTAGTTTCTCTCAGTTACTACTTCTCCACTTGCCTTCTTGTCATTCTTCCAAATAGAAAAGAATTTTCCATATAAAGAAGTAACCAAATAGAAAGTAATAGTTAGAAGCATTGCTAAAGAACTTGCAGAATAGCCATCCATAAGTGCTGTTGCCCATAAAATAATCATGACCACATCAGATAAGAGCCAAAGTGAGTAACTATCCCCATAACCTCTAACAACCAAGATTGAAGCCGCAGCTCCAATAATTAAAGTAATAGCATCCCATAAAGGATTGGTGTCTCCAAGTTTTGTATAAATGACTGTAATTGGCCACCAAAGAACCAACATACTGATGATTGTCAAAATCCATCCTTTTGTCTTCATGAATTTGACCCCATTTTCAATTCTATGTCCCCAAGTTTTCCAAGTGAAAATCAATGGCAAGTCAATCAGCAAAACAAAAACAATTTGATCTAAAACAGAGGCATAGTGACCAGCAGTCCAGTTAATATAGATATAACCAAAAGCACTAATCAGCCCCAAAAGACCATTAATTGGTTTTCCAATCATCATGTAAACTGTACATGCCGACCCCATTAAGGTAGCAATCAAAGTGATAATTGATAAGACCGTAATTGTTGACGTTAAAAAGAAAGCCAACTGTACTCCTATGATAAACGAAAGCATGATGCTTCCGGCTGTATTAATTGATTTTAGCTCATCTTTGAGCCATTTGAGATAATTTTTCATTCTCATCCCCAATCTAAGAACGTCAAGAAACGTCCACTAAAAATTATATCACGAAAAAAAAATTGTCAGACGCTTCCAAATATATTCTTTAGATTTTTTTTGAGACCAATCATTATCAATTTTGTTCCATAAAAATTTTATTTATCTCTAATAAAGTTGCATAAATAAAAAAGCCGATATTCATCGGCCTTTTCATTTCTATTTATCCCATCTGTAATAGTGAATCATTTTGATGAACCCAACAATTAAAAATTCGATTCCAAGAAGTAACCACAAAGTTACCCCTCCCCAAAGCGGAGAAAATACTAAGGTAAAACCAGCAATGATACTAATTACACTTAAGAAAATCCCCCAAAATTTACTATTGAAATTAGTCAAAACTGTAAGAGTTACAATTCCATCTACAATCCAACTAATCCCTACAAAAATACCAATAAGGACAAAAAGCGATTCTGCGGCTGCATTCAAATCTGAAAAAACAAAAATTCCTGCAAATAAGTAGATAAATCCCAACAAGAGATGAGAAATTCTCCAGAAATTTCCTTTTTCTTCACTTCTTTTGACTAGATTTGCTCCAATATAAATGACACCCATAATTACGAGTGCTACCCCTACAAGAGCTGCGACAATAGCTGCTGTTTTTGTAGGTAAGAATAATATCAATAAACCAATAATAATTGAAATTATCCCACTAAATCCGACTCCGCGTCGAAGTTTTTCAAAATCTGTTAACATAACTTTACCTCCAAAAAATATTCTTCAATTCTCATTTAATTATAACATAATGAATACAATATTTTATTTATGATGATTAAAAATTACGCTTAGTTGTCTTTATACAAGTCATTATTTTTATTATTAGTCTTCTTAAAAAAAGTTAATTCAAAAAAAGGAGTACTTTAACTCCTCAAAAATTTTCAAATGATAAGATATAAAATCAAACTTTTATCGTTAGTAATTTCAATTATCTTTTTTATTTGTCACTTTTATCCCTTTACGCTCCGGACTTTTCCAGGTTCCAGACCCTAAACCTAGAATAGTTTTTACTGCTGGAATAAAAGTCGTTACAATGGTTAATGCATTCATTACCCAGTAAAAAAGCATATAAAGTGGAGCAAATAATAGATATTTTACTTTTCTTCCACGGTCATCAACTATTAATGAAGCGACTAATTGAAAAGTCCCCGAAATCATTTCAAAGCAAACAAAGAGAAAGGCCATTGTTAACATGTGGTAAATCCGTTCTAAGTTTCCGGTAATGGCAAATTGAAATAAAGACCAGATAAAAATTGCTGACGAAATCCAGAAAAAGAATGACCAGATAATGCTGAAACTTTGGTCAATAAACATAATTGTTCGGCCAACATTGTCAAAAGGGTGTAAAAATACTTTTTTAAAATTAGTCAGCCAAACCTCTGTTCCACCTTTGGCCCACCGTTTCCTTTGACGATAGAGCATTTTCAGAGATTCTGGAACCTCCATAAAGAACATAATCCTAGGCGCAAACAATGATAACCAACCGTCCATTTGATGGTCCCAAGCAATACTAATATCTTCTGTGGCTCTATCTTGTCGAAACAAACCTACATCAATTAAGGCATCTTTTCGATACATCGTATTTGCGCCACTATAGGCATAAATACTCCCTAGCACACCAAGTTGAGTCCGTTTAATAATTCCTACAATACTAGAAAATTCAACTGTTTGAGATTTCGCAATCAATTTTGCACGATTCTGAACATCCATGTTAGCTGTTACTGCTGAGATGTTAGTAGAATCTTGTCGAATAAAATAATTGATATAGCGATTTAAAGAGTCAGGTTCTGGAACAGTATCCGCATCGTTGCTTAAAACTAGTTCTCCTTTTGCAAATCCTAAACCAATATTAAAGGCATGCGCTTTTCCTTTATTTTTTTCAATTCTAATCACACGCAATTTATCATATTTTTCTTGTAATTCTTTTAAAATTTCGGGAGTTCGGTCAGTTGAACCATCATCAGTAACTAGAACCTCATAATTTTCATAATTAATTTTTGTCATTAAATAATTAAGTGTATCTTCAATGACTATTTCTTCATTATGAGCTGGAACCATTATAGTAACAAAAGGTTCAACTTCTACTGGAATATCATCCCAATCCTTTTGCTTATATTTGAACAAAAAGCTATAACATAAGACTCCAATAAACCAGGCGAATCCGCCTAAAATTGGGTAAGTAATTAACACCAGAAATATCAGTGTCAGAATAAAGTCAACAATGCCATTTCCCGTTTGAACAAAACTAATCATTGTTTTCTCCCTTCTGATAAAGCTTTTTCACAAAATCTGTTTCCAAATTTTGCTCTTCTTTGACCGAATAAAAACAAACATTATGGCGAAAATCTTTTGTGCCAAATCGTTCATCATAAGCTTGATTTATTAACTTTCGTCTTACATCTACACGTTCAGCATCGTACTGCTTTTCTTTTTGTAAAAAATGTTTAAAACGATAATTATTCCAAAAAGTTAAGATGATATATAAAATAGCCAGGAAAACAAAAGATAAAGAGAGAAAAATGAAAAGAAATAGAAGTGTAGATTTTTCTTCTCTATAAACAATGATATGATTAAGATCTGCTCGATTTGGAAAAACAAAAGGAAAAATAATCCATAAAAATGGAATGACAACACCACACCAGCCTAAAAGAGCAATTATTGTCTGAAAAATTTTACTCCCATAATGGCCTTTTTCAAAATAAGGGTCATAGACTAAAGATTTCTTTGCTTCTTCTCGACTGATATTTTTTTCATTTCAGTCCTTTCTGATCTTTTTTAATTGCATTGTACTCTATAAACTACATTTAAACAATTATCGCATTTTTTTCCTTAAAATCCATCATTAATGTAATTATTTAACTACAAAAAAAGTCGTCTTGATAAATTACCAAACGGCTCTTATTATTCAACTTCTTCTATTTTAAATTATGAACTACTTCATTAACCTAGCTCAGTAGATTCAATAAAACAATATCCTTAAATCTTTGAGCATAACCATAAATCTTTCCAAATAAAAAAACCGCTCAATAGAGCGGTTAAGCTGGTGTATCTTAACGACGACGTTCAGCGATACGAGCTTTTTTACCTGTGAGTGCACGGAGGAGAGAACTGCTATTTCACAACTTTTCACAATCGGTCAAATACAATTCAAAGCCTTGTATTTATTGCTTTTTCAAAAGTACCTCTTATTCACACATTTATCATTAATTTTCATTTCTCATTCAAAACTGCCTGCTTTTTGCCCGCTTTTTAGTTATTCAATAAATTTCAAAATTTTATAGATCTAAAGCTCGAAATCATTTCATCAACATTTTTATATCTGACGTTTTTATCTAGACTAGTACCCTTTGAAACAAATTGTTTAAGGTCCGAATTCTTGATACTATCAATTTTTATATTTGTCCGGTTAGTCATAGTGTAATATATTAATTTTGTCAGTGCATAAGTCTCATGTAATATATTATAGCTACTGAATCCTTCCTGCTTCAACGATAAATCATTAAAAGCACCTTTAAAATCTGTCATTAATGATGTAAGACCACTCTCAGGAATTTTGACTAAGCCAAAATCAGCTACTTTTATAATAAGTACATCCTCATATTTTTTTATCAAAATATTTTTAGGACTAATATCTCTATGTAAAATACCTTTCGAATGTATATATTTAAAAGCATTTAATATTTGGAAAACAATTTTTCTTTTGGCATTAAAATCTAATTTATCTTGAAATTTTTTTAAGTAGGATTCTAAAGAATAGTCCATACACTCCATAATATATTCATTTTCATCGCCATTATACCTGTATACCTCTGTCACGTACGGAGAACTTAGTGATTTCATTTGTTCATATTCAATTTTGAACCTCTCCAGTTCTTTAGTATCAAGCTTTTTTTTAGCTCTTTTCAATACAAATTCTTTATCATAAAATTCATCTTTATATTTATAAACAGACGCGTAAGAGCCCTCCCCAATAGGTTTTAAATCAGAAAATATTTTTTTATCTTCACGAGAAATATTTAAGGAATTAGTCGGAATAAAAATAGGGATCTCATAATATAGGTCAACTGATTCAGTAAATGGGGGAATTTCACTCCCCCCACTTTTGGATAAAAAATCTTTTGAATTTTTTAAAACATTTGCGTAATAGTCATCTAATTTAAAAGAAAGTTCACTATTTAAAAGTTTACCTTTAAGCTTATTAATAATTTTTATTATATTGATCAGTTTACGACTGTCTTCGGCCCAAAAATGGCGCGTATAATCTTCCGAAGGCAAAAGTTGATTCATAGTAATATATGATTCAGTTAATAAATGGTGTAAAGTTGAGAGTACCATCCGTAATTTCTCATCCTCAAATTCTTTATAAAGATCAACATACTCCAGATTGATATCATCCGTCAACTCTTTATAAGATGTTGTTATAGCATTTATCAGCTGTGGGCTTGTCATGATTGATTATACTCTCCAATTAAACTTTTTATATCGGTATTATAACATATATAATTATATATTTCTCCTAAGATAGAAAATATTAAATCCTAGATTATTAGATATAAAAAAGCCAGCATCTACCGGAACCTCTGTTTAAAACTTTTAATTAATTTAATTTCGAAAACTCAAATTCTATATTTACCTCTTATTCAGGGGTATATAAATAAGTAGTAATATGATACACTAAACGCTATATTTAGCTATTCTTTGTTTTTTTGATAGAAATAGATTGTAATGCGTTTCACTCAAGGGCTAGTTAAATTTTTGTCGGGCAAGAGGCTGTATATCTAAGATATACAGTTTTTTATTTTAATTAACGTAACTAAAAAAACTCCTTTTAGAAGTTTCTACTATTTTAATATACATTTTTATGGTTCTTGCTGGACTCGAACCAGCGACCGAACGGTTAGCTACCAACTGAGCTAAAGAACCGATTTTGATAATCTATAGCACTTATCTTGGTTATTATATCAGATATGTGTGGACGGAACTGCAGATTATCAAAGACACTGTAAAAGAAATCAATTTCTCATCCACTAAATATATTATAACACACTACTATAAATAATTGACAATTGTCTAAAAAATTGATAATATTTAAATTGTTGGTACCTCTTATTTTTTGTACACACGAAACTTTTTCTGAATTTGTACTAACACTCATCATCCTCTAGTTGGACTCCTTGAAGTCATCCAGCTAGAGCTTTTTTTGTGCATAAATTTATGAAAAAACACCCTATAAAGGGCGTTAAATAATTTGTTAAGAGTTTTAGAACTCTTAGATTAGGAGATATCAAGATTAGATCTTGATTTTCTTAGTTTACTCTTATCATTTTATTTTGTCAAGAATTATATAGACAATTCAAAAAATGCCCCTTGTTCAGAGGGATATTAGGACTAAAACTTTATGAAAAATTTTGATTATACATTTATTTACTTCTTTTTTCTCATTTACAAAATAATATGAAAAATGCCAGAAAATTGCTGACACCCATGTTTAAGAGTTTCGTTATATCATATGAAACAAATAAAAAAAGCCGCTCCGAAGAGCAGCTTAACTCTAGAAATAGGATGAAATCCCACAATCATCCCGACTATATTATAGCACAAAAAAAGCGCCCCAGTTAGGAGAGGGACGCTTTGGAGTAAACTTTATGAAAAATTTTATATTTTTGGGTAAATATAGTATATATCTACTTCCTTAACTAGAACAAAAAGCCCTGTTTAAGGGCAGACGTCATCTTATATAGGTAAGATGAATTCATTCTACTACTTTTTGTATTCGTTTTCAAATAAAAAAACACCGTCACTTAGTCAAAACGATGTTCTCGGAGTTATTTATAACTTTAATTTAAAAGGTAGGATCATTATACAATTTACTGCTTTCCTTGTAAAGAAAAACGCCCTCGCTTTGGAAAAGGGCGCTTTATCTCTCCAGAAATACTTAGTTATTTGTATTTGTATTTGGAATAGCATTTACGATAAGGATATTATACTAATTTATCTTAAGAAAAACAGTAACATTTATTAACAAAAAAAGACCCCCAATTAAGGGGGATCAGTGTTAGAAATTAATTATAGCAAACTTCTTAACGAGAACAAAGAAAAACGTTCGACAGAAGTCAGGGTTAATTTTTATAATTTATTCGCATTTAATCGACGTTGTAATTCTCTAACAGAATCAGATACTGGGCTAATAGTTCCGTCTTGTGTGGTTCCAAGGTGCTTTTGTAGTGCTTTAATTGTACCTTGGCCAAACAGTCCGTCTTGGCCAATGCCTAAGAATCTTTGCAATGCTTTAACCACGTTTGAACCTGTCAGTGATGAATCAAACTGTGCAGCATAAATATTTTGGTTAAAGGTTTGTTTGTACTGGTGACTGATCACTCCGTCTTTTCCGGCTGTATCAAAGTATTCTTGAAGTCGTTTAGCTGTCGCATTTCCAAATTGGCCGTCAAGATTTAATTTAACCATTTGAGGCTTGTTGTCAGTATTCCCTGAACCTGAGCCAACAATTCGATAAAAGTGATGTGGCAAGCGAGTACTCATATAAGCGTCATTCGTATCTACCGCAATTCCGTTGTGAGTATAAGAGCAGTGAATGAATGAACCATTGCTTAGGAAAATACCTGTGTGTCCATCTGAACCAGCCGAACCTCCTGGAGTACCTGAGATAAAAATATCACCACGTTGCACCTCTCCTCGACTGATTTCTTTCAGTTTTGTTCCTGACATCCCAAACAAGGTTTCAGTATTACCCATTGAACCAGCTGACAGAAAGCCACCGGCAATCATGGCAAAAAACACTGACGAGCTGCAATCATAACTGTTCGGCCCCATTCGCGATGTCATTGAGTAAGTAACTTTACCTTTTCGTGCTTGCATCCAAGCAATCATATTTTCAATACTTGACATTATTCGCCTCCTTCTGTGAATTCGTGGTCAGAATCAGATGCCTTAACTACTTGAACACTGTCTCCATTTTTTAAACTTTTAGTAAGTTCAGTTCCTTTTTTTGCTGCATGAGTGAAGTCGTTGTTCTTCCACCATGCCCAAAGTGCAAAAACTGTTGTAATTACAGTGCTAACAGTATTATCGTCAAGCGGCAATGGATTAATACCCAATGCTGTTAGAATTTGGTTAATGATAGCTAACCAAAGCAAAACTGTACGTGTAAGCGTGCCTTTATCAATTGTTTTCATGTTCTTTCTCCTTTAAATTATTTTAGTAATTATATATCCAATAATAGTTACGGCAAGAGTAAGCATAAAGCCCCAAGCCCACTTATTATTGGCTTCCATTTTTTCTATAAGTTTTGCATTTGATTGGGCTATTAAAAGCGCTCGTTCTGCTTTATCTCTAACTGTTTCATAGTTATCCAACTTTGTTTCAATTCGAGCTAATCGTTCGAGTACTTCTCGCCATGCTTGCTCCTCCATAACCCCTGCTTTCTATTCTTTACTTGCTCCACCACTTATTTCTTTGGATTTGTCCAAAATTTGATTGAAAAATTCTGTTAGTTCAATCCTTTGGGTTTCCTCACTGAAAAATTCATTTGCGTTAAAAACAGTTACTTCCAATTTGAAAGACCCATCTTCATTAACATTTCCTTTAATATTACCTGTTGGAATATCAGCTGTTCCAGTCTCTCCTACATACTGCAAGATGTTTGATTTTAGTATTTTCATTGTTTCTCCTTTATTCAACATAGTACGAAATATAAGCACCAAAATAAACAGAATCTCCACCCCAGCGATAACACCTCACTTCTCCCGAGGAATTAATGGAAATTTGAGCGGTTGCACCAGCTCCCTGAGCAGTAGCAGGCATGGAAATATCGCTTGGGGGTCTAGCGTTTGTTGGAAGTATTCCCAAAAGCGTTCCGCCGCTCGTGACGACAGGGAACCCATCACCGTTACCACCGTGGATATTCATCGTAACTCGATTGTTTTCACGTTTCCACTCAGCTCTACGTCCACCGATATTTCCGATTTGAGTCCAGTTTACATCGGAGGACAACTTGACACCGGCTGGTGAGATACTCGCAGAAATTCCCGTGCTGTCTGTTAAGAACATGCCTTGAAAATTCGTACCGACTGATATTATTCGCCCAGTAGAATTATCCGTGTAAGTCATGATAAGTCCTTGGGTGCTATCCAAACCAATAGAATTTGTTGTATTAACAGATGAATCAGTTCGGGTAATTATTAGATGGTCTTTTTCAATATTCGTGCTCCCAGCAACGGTTCCATTTTTCCAACTCGTTTCAATAACTCCATCTGTGAACTTCCCATTTTTCACTTCTAAATCTGTACCATTGATTTTTTCTGCAGTGATAGAATTAGCATCAATGTTATTTGCACTTAGAAAGTTAATCATCCAGTTTTTGCCATTGAAGTAATACTCCGTATTAGGCTTGATAACTGTTCCATCACTTGCGGTAAGGTCTGCGGTACCTGAATATTTCCAAGTTAAGTCTTTGAATCGAGTCGTTGGCTCAGTATCAGAAACAACTTTACCTGGGTCACCGTCAGTCCCTTTATCACCATAAACTGCTTTTTGTTCCACAATATCTTGTGTCAAAGGTGCTAAATTAAATGTTGTTCGAGTAATAGACCAGAGATATTTGTTGGTGGCCGTTGTTGTAGGCTGCGTTGTTTGCCATACGCTATTATCCCAAGGGTCAACTGGTTTTGCTGATGTTTGTGTAAGCTGATATTTCTGCTCAATGCTTACAACTCCTCTACCGTTATTTCCATCAATACCTTTAAATACAGTCCAAGGCGCATATTTAGTAGAGTCTGTGGATGCTGTAGCTGTGAAATCTGAATACTGACCAATGTAGCTCGGCCAGTCAGCGGTTGTGACTTCGCTAGCTGAGGGCATGTGTGGAGTGGCGGTTGAGCCAAACTCTACTTTTAAATTTGTGATTGTAACTGTTGTCCCAGCAGGTAGACCTGATGTTACAATTCTATATGAATTGAAACCGACACCTGCTAAAGTAACTGTCTCTTTGTGAGTACCGCTTAGATTAGTGTTACTAACACTTTGATTTGTACCCCCTAAACCATAAGTAGGTCTAATCGTACCTGACCAAGTTCCTGATGAGTTTGTAATAGCATAATTATAAGTAATAGTTAATGGTTTATTTAAAATATCAGCTATAACTCCATCTAATGGATAATTATTAGATGAAATATTCTCTGCTGTCCCAGTAGAAGTGTAAGATTGTGATTTTGTGTTTTTCAACAAATTCAAATTCGGATAAACAGTCGTGAAACCGTCAGTACCGTCTGCGCTGTTGGCATAGGCTATGTGAGTGTATGATGTTTTACCAGCAATTCCGTCGTTAACATTAGTGATAGTCACCGACTGACTACCGACTACTTTTCCACCAACTGTTGCTTTAAAGCTATAAACTGCTTTATCCACAACTCCGCTGGCATCAACTGTGATAGTCTGAGCGTTCGCAACAACCGTTCCGTCTTTCGACCATTCGTAGCTATCCGCAATTGTTTCTTTATCATCTGAACCGAAATAGATATGTGCGCCTAATGTAGTCGTTCCCGTTCCATTTTTAAATTGCAAGCCATTGGTAGAAGTGATATCAGGACGGTAAGGAGTATTAGCATTGATAATTTCTTGCATTCTAGCAGTTAGATCATCAGACACTTCACTTTTAAGCTTGATATAATTCGAAAACGTAATTTTGTTACTTGTAGGGTTAGTGAAACTTATTTCTAATTCACTCACACGAGCCGACAAAAACAAGCCAACATTTCCGTCAGAATCAATGAAATTCTTATCTTGAATTCTGACCGTATCGCCAATATGAAGCGGTGTCCCATCGCCAGTACTTGAAACAGTCAAGTTACTTGTGGCTGTCACTTCATAAGTCACTAATGGATAAGCATATTGTTTCAGCTGACTCAAAGCGTAGCCCCACATGGCATTGACTGTGGTGTATTCGGTAGCTTCGTTCTTATTGGTAAATATATCGCCAGTTGACGATTGAAGTTGTGAAGGAAACATCTGAGCAGATAATGGAGCTTTAGCGTAACTTTCACCAGCTCTTTTATAGAATTCTTCTTGCCCTTCTGAATTCGTAACTGACCAGGAAGAGTTTTTCCAACTTAACCCATCTTTCCCAGTGACATAAAGTGAATTAAATATCTGAGACTTTTCAACTTTTCGATTAACCCCTGTGACATTTTCTCCAAAGGATAAAAGCACATCATTTCTATTTTGACCAACTCCTTGAATATCGCCACCATCATTTTTCTTGTAAATATTGAGTGTGATATTATCAAGCGTTCCATCTCTTTTTAATTTTGTGACAAACTCAAATTCTGCGTCAAAATTTTGAATAACTGAAATTAAACGAGCAAGTTTAGTATCTTCCGAATCATAATTAATGACCCTTGTATCATTTTCAACCTGATTAATACCAAGTGAGATTTTTGCAAAATTGATTTGGCCTAATTGGTCAAAGTACCATTTAATGTTATGGCTTACTGTATTTTTTAAGGCTTTCACTTCTTCATTTCGCATTTCAAGGTTTAGGCTTAGACAATTGAAAGTGATTTTGTCATCATCTTCTTCAACAATGACAGAATCAAAAAGGAAATCCTCGTCCTCGTACTGAAAGCTGAAATAAGCTCGCTCATTTAACAGTTGAACATAATCTTGGACTACTCCATTTTTTATTTTATTGACCGTGAAATCAAAAGTTGATGTCCCCTGTGCTAAGTAGCGATGAAAATTATCATCTTTAAAATCTGGCGTTTCAGAGTCATCATTACTGAGAAAACCAACCCGTTTTAAAGTATGGTCATGAATTGAGATTAACATTATAAGATTCGCTCCTTCCACTTGATTTCAACTTTAGGCGGGCTTGTTGTGAAATTTGAATACACAATATCTAGCCTTTGGCTTGCTCCTGGAGGAATTGAAAAGAATTCTGAACCCGTGATATAGTCTGAGTTCGCCCCTAAGTCATTAACTGTGATTTTTGATTTTTCCATATCAACTTTTATTTCATCTTCTGGTTGGTACTTATTAGGAATATCGACAGTGTACTCATTGTTTAGATTCATGAGTTTAAATGATCTAAGACTTGTATCTGCTACCATTTGATAATATCGTCTTTTCCCGATCACGACATAAACATAAGCAAGTTTGGTAGATGCTGGCACACCATCCATGAGATAAGTTTCAGCCATCGCTCGCCAGTAGAAAGTAATCTTATTGCCTTGTTTGACAATCGCCTGCCCGCCATGACTTGCAGCAAAAAGTGGAGACCCATTTTTATCTGGTTTTCCAGTAGTCGCTGAGAATGTATGATTTTTGAAAAGCTTCAATTTTTTATCTCCACCAATCAGCCAAAAGTTCAAACTTGCATTTTCACCAACACCTCCTTTATAGATTTCAAAGCAAGCAAGTGGTTGCTTGTTTTCATCCGCAAAATGAATTTGGAATCTGCCACACTGTTCAAGGTTCTTTTGAATATAGAGCGTATTGAAATTAGCATGCCAATCTTTAACATAATTACCCAAATCATCTTTAGGTACTTCATATCTTAAAACTCCTGCGTTCCAAAGCGAAGATTGCGCCATTGCTCCAATTCGAATCCCATCATCTTTCCAACCGATGGTACTATTTAAAGGCATTCCCTCAAGATTTGTTGGCCATGAAGTCGTCCAGCTTGTATCTGGAACAAAGTTAGTTTCAAAATCTGACCGAGTTTTAAAATCACAGACTAGCTTTTGACTTTTAGCTGTAGTTGTATCTGCTTCATCTGGATTACCAATTTCAAGGATTCCATTCTGACCAACAAAGGCTAAATAGCCTGTTTCAGATGTTGGGGTAACTTTAATTGTGGGATAGATAGGCAAGGTTCCATTGTTATTAATCAATACCGAAACTGAGTTATCAGCATTGTTTATGATGGTTCCATTTTCTTCGCCTGAGTTATCATTATTTAATACTTTAGTATCGACTGATTCCGCATAACCTTTAGGTACCAAAAAAGTAAGTGTACCCGTAATCTGCTCAAAAGATTGTTCGCCATCAGGGACAACGTACCAGACTTTATTTGGTTCATCGTTAAAAATTAAAGGCACGGGGGCTTTAACATTTAGATATTTTGCAAGTAATTCTTTTTTTGCATTTATTTCCTCAAAAAATACACCATCAATAATATAATCGAATGAAATTGTTTTTGAACCTAAAGCATTATAAAGAAACTCTGCACCTTGAAGTCTAGGACTAGTTGTATTAACCCAATTTGAACCAATATTTCTTTTGATATTTGTAACAGAATAAAACAATTTTGATATGTCAATTCCGTCAAGTGTTATTTTCATTGTTTTATTCACGGATTATGACCTCCAATCAAAGTTTGAATAAGAGTATCTTTCTCTTGATTCTCAGAAATTAATTTTGTTAGTGTTTTAGCAGCATCCTTTTTATCAAAAATAGAAACTGATGGCCGATTTGCTAAAGCTCTAATTGCTTTAATTAATGACTCGTTATTACTTCCTGACATTAATTTAAGTAACTCAATGATGACATTAAGTTGACCACTGTTATCAACAACTGGAGTATTAACCACTAACTGTTGTTGAACTGCTCTCATATCTCTAAATATCTTCGCATTAGCTGGAATTCCACCAGTACCATCGGCATATTTAGGAATAAGCTGTGCTGTTTTACTAGCTTTTAAAATTTTCGTTCCTTTAGGAAGTGGCATTGTCACATCTCGCCCTTCTGGAATAAAACTTACTCCATTAGGCAAACTGATCAACTCCTTATAGGTTGGCCCTTTTTGGTCATTAACCGTAGCAAGTCCGCCTGGATGGTATGGTGTACCTTGGGCATTGTTTGTTTTATTTATGATTAAATCAATTGTTTTAGAGACTTTATTATTTAAAAATGAGTCTTGAACATCCTGCGCTGGTTTAGAATTCGCATTTAAATCTACTGTTTTCCCAAGGAAATTGTTTTGTATCCATGAATTAGCTGAATTAACACCACTTGCCGTTTGGTTGCTTGCTAATAATTTTTTTGCATCTGCAGGCAAATTATTCCATTGCAGAATTGCATTAGTAGCCCCTTCTTTTTTAGCTAGTACATCGAAGTTATTAGCAAGCATTTTCTTAACATTCTCAGGCATGGCATCCCAGGCTTTTAAAGCCCTTGCGGCTGCACCTTTTTTGTTTTGGAAATCTTTATCGTTACCGAGAAGCTTTTTAACATTTTCTGGCATAGAATTCCACGTATTCAATGCTTGAGCTGCGTTTCCTTTTTTACTCAAAAAGTCGGTATCATCACCTAATAATTTTTTAGTTTGAGCAGGAAGTGTATTCCAACCAGTTAAAGCTTGTTGGGCCGTTTCTTTGTTTTGTAAGAAATCTTTATTATCACCGAGAATTTTCTTTACAGAATCTGGCATTTCATTCCAAATTTTCATGTTTTGTCTACTATCAGCAATAGCAAGCAACCCCTGTTGATTATTGACAACCAAATTCTTTTGTTCAGGAGAAAGCTGGTCCCATTGCCCACTAGCAATCAAAGCTTCTGCGACTGTAAATCTGGCATTCGTTGTTAAATTAGCGTTCTTCAAGATGAACTGCATATTATCCCAACCTTCTTTAGATTTAACAGCTTCTGCTATAACTTCAGGAGCATTTGTTTTAATTTCCCCAGTTTTAGGGTCAAAAATAATACTATTCCATGCATCATTTGCCTTTTTTGCATCATCCGACATACCAGTAGTATATTTTGCTAAGAGTTTACCATTATCCCCTAACTTCTTGCTGGCATCACCAGCTTTAGCTAAAGCCTCATCGAATGATTCACCATATAGTCCCATTTCTGCTTCTGCATTTTCACGCCATTCTTTATAACCAGCTTCCCCTAATTTAAGGTTACCTCTGATTACATCCTCGGCTTTAGCAACAGCTACTCCATATTTACTTAACTTGTCAACTCGCTCTTGCTCTGCATCGGCCATATTTTGGTTATAGGTATCTTGAGTGATAATATGACCATCAAGTAATTTTTTTGGTCGGCAGCTTGTTGATCATACTCTTTATTTGCTTGCTCCCTCATACCTCTCATATCATTGATGACTTGTTGGGCTTGGGATTTGGACATATTATTGAAATCCCCATTAAGAGCTTTCATTAATGTATTCTTTTTTTCTCCTGTTATTTTAAGCGCATCAGCTTCTGACTCAAAAATAACTTTCATATTAGAACTTACACGAGCCTGCTCATCAACGGTCAAAGCACGATTTTTTTCATCTCGTTTGTTAGCATTAATGTAAACCTGAGAAATATCATTTGCGGCAGCTTCTACAACAGACTTAGCGCTTTCACCTCTTTTTTTCATCTCAGCAATCTGTTCAGCGGTATAACCCGTTCGTTTCATTGCTTCTTCAAGTTCTTTTGTTGATTTGTCAATATCCCCTTTAGTGCCTTCGGAAAGTGAATTGATAGCATCTTTAACTTTTTGAGCCGAATTTTGGCTTCCGGTACCGAACTCTTCCATTGCTACCTTGGCTTTGTCAATTCGTCCTCTAAAATCATCTATTTTATCAACAGTTTCTTTTGGTACTTCAACTTGACCAAAGAATTTAACTCTATCTTTCGCGTCATCTACAGCTTTACTTACACCGACAATTAATCCCGCTAGACCAGCTACACCTAATGCACCTACGGCCACTGGACTTAAACCAGCCAATATTGGAGAGATTCCAGCTAAAGAAGCAGATAGCCCACCACTTCCAGCTATCGCAGCAGTTGCTCCTCCTGCTTCTGTGGCAATCCCTCTAAGTGCGAGTTCGCCTGCTCCTTTTGCTCCAATTTTAGCCAGACCACCAGTGACCCCCGAAAGGATACTTGTTAGTCCACTCAAAGCTTTCGCTGTTGGAGCAACTGCGGCCGCTGCTATTGCCATTTTAATGATGAATTGTTGAGTTTCTGGGCTTAATTTTGAAAACGAGCCTGCCAAATTATCTATTTCTTTAACAACTGGAATGATTGAAGGTAAGAGTTTTTGACCTAAATCAATTGATAAAACTTCCAAAGTCGCTTTAGCTTTATTAAAAGCATTCTTATCAGAATTGTTCATTTGGTCTGCGAGTTTTTTAGTATAACCAGTCACATTTTGTGTTTCTTTGGTTAAATTGCGTAATGCATTACCACCTTGGTCAATCAAGATATTCATTCCTGTTTGAGCTTCTGTACCAAATGCTTTAGCAATTAATGAACTCTTTTCAGCTTGGGTCATGCCTTCAGTATGTTTCTTGATGGTATCAAGCATATCAGGCAAACCGATATTCCCTTTCTTCCACTCATCCAAATTTATACCTAGTTCTTGGAAAGCTGCTGAAGATTGTTTAGTAGGTTTTAACAAGCGAGATAAAGCGCCACGCAATGATGTACCAGCTTTTTCACCTTCGATACCATTATTTGAAAGTAAACCAATTGCAGATGAAGTTTCTTCAAGATTCATCCCTAAAGAATGAGCAACGGGTCCAACATATTCCATTGCCACACCCATGTCTTCAAAACCTGCAGAGGTTTTATTAGCTACAAATGTCAAGCTATCTGTCACACGTTGAGTGTTTTTCATCATGGATGCCGTATCTTCAGTCTTCAAACCAAACTGTTCAAGAATGGCAGTTGATGCGGACATTACTGTTCCAAAATCTTCCCCTGAAGCTCTTGAGGCATCTAATACTGCTGGCATGGCCCCAACGGTTTGATTAAAATCATAACCACGCTTTATCATTTCTTCCATACCTTCATTAATGGAAGATGTATCAATACCGTATTGTCTAGCCCATTGTTTAGACTTGCTGGATAAGACATCCATATTTTGAGCTAATTGCTTTGGCGAAGTATCATCAGCTAGCAATGCTTGAATTTCAGTCATCTTACCATTGAAATTGGTTGCTGCTTGAATTCCTTTCGCAAAAGCGGCTGTAATACCTACTGTGACTGGTGCGGTTTTTCTGGAAACTGTGTCCAATCCTCCACTTATCTTTTCAAAACCAGATGATAGCTTAGGTAAAATAGAAGTTTGTTTATATTGTTCAATTGCTGCATTTTTTAATTGGGCTTGATATTGTGCTAATTGGGCATTTGCTCTAGAAATCTGGTTAGCATAATTTTGAGTACTAGAAGTTGCTTTTCCATCAACTAGTGAACCTGAATATGATTTTTTCAATAAATCAAGCTGTTCTTTTTGCTTAGCAATTGATTTATTCAAAACTTCCATTGGGCTTCTAACTCCATCAACACCTTTACCAAATGTTGAAAATGATGTTTGAGAAGTTTTTAAATCATTTTTTAAGGCAGCTAATTGCTTGTTAACGCCAGTAATGCCTTTTGAAAAGCTGGAATCATCAAACCCCATTTCAATTATCATTTTCCCTAAAGGTGTATCTGCCATGGCTTTCTCCTTGAACTTTTATTGTTAATTCAAGGATAAACAAAAAACGCCCTTAAAAAGTAGCGTTTTTATATTAGTTATCCATTAAAAACTTGTCGTTCCATAGTTACTAGAATCTCACCGTGACTATTTCCCGTCATTATACCTTCTTGCCGCCATGTGTTTTCCACCATAGATACTACTTTCCAGCCTTGTCTAGCGAATGCGTTTAACATTTCTTCCATAGGTTTTGTTTTTGTATCTCCAATAATCATACGATCACGAAACTTCAATACCTTATATTCAAACTTAGGAAGATTGGTGTAAAATTCTTTAATTCTTTCGTTTTGTATATCTTTATCTTTTTTGGATATTTCTATTTTTGTTAATTCTTGTAGAGCATTTCTTTGGCCCTGTAACTCTTCTAAATCTATATCTACATCTTTTAAAAAATCTATAAAATTAATCTGAGAATGCAAAAGAAAATTATAACTTAAAAGTTTATTTACTATTTCTTTAACTCCTTCTGGAGTTATGTCTATAGCAATTACATTTTTACTATTTTCTATGAATTTGTTGTATAACTCTTTGTCTGCAAATATCGGTTTTTTTATATTAATTGCAGTCTCTTTAACCTCATCAAAAAAATATCTAATTTCCATATCATACTCCAGTATTTTTTTATTTAATTATATCTTTTTTCTCAGTAAAAAAACAGCTTCTAAGAGCCGTTTTTATAATTTATTCATGAAGTCACCAAGGGACATTACCTCAGTTTCTTCTTCAACCAAACTTGCTTCTGAATCATCGTCATTAGAATTGATCACTCCGACAATAGTCTCAAAGTCATTATCTAAAATGTCTGAAACGGTAAATCCAGTATTGACAACTAACTGCTTAATGAAGTTTAAGAAACTTTCCTTAGCTTCTTTAGCAGTTATGGTTCTTTTTTTTCGTCACTTTCCTCGTTTCCCAAAACAACAGAAATCAAATGTGAGATAGTCGCGTCTAATTCCCATGGGTCTAGTCCTTTCAAAACTTGTTCTTTCGTAAGTTTATCATCTGGGAAAAGACTGGCAATATATTCAAGTCTCAAAGCAATAATTTCTACATTATTAAGTGATTCTTTCTCGATTTTCTCTTGAATATTCCAAAAATCAAGATACTTCTGACCAGTGATATGATTTTGCTTATAAGTGACATCCCCACCCTTTTGGTGGAGAGTGATTTCTAACTTAGCCATTTCTTACCTTTCAAAGTTTTGCGCCCCCTACGGTCGCTTGACCGACTACGGGGTCACTAGGGAGTAGTTGTCATACTTAAAGCGGCACGTACTTTATCCTGCGCAGCTGTATCAGTTCCTGCATATTTCTTGAAGAAATCTCCGTTATCTGCTGAACCAACTGAGTAGGAAAGAGTATCTGGTTTAATTTCTTCTGCCTTCCCTTGAGTTGTAGCAATTTCAACTCCATCATAAGAGAAAACTCCAGTTAGGAATCCAAGCAAGAAATTATTGCCACGGATATCATAATCTTCGATCAAAATCGAACAGTCAGGCGCCTGTGTTTCACTGCCTGCTGTGATGATTTCATCTTCATCAATTGCATAGCCAAGAATTGCTGACTGTACTTTATCAGGAATATCAATGATGTCAAAATCAATCTTACCATCACCAACACCTTTACCTGAGATGTGGTAAACACCATTTGAACCCCAAGTTTTTACTGGATCAACTGCAAGACCTGAAATTTTAGCACTTGAAGTTGCCCCTTTATCTTTTTTACCTTCCACAACAAATAAATTTGTGTCAAGTGTAGCTGGCTTACCATCCAAAATTCGAATGGTTAATTTTTTAAATCCAACTGTAGCTGTACCCATTTTTTTCTCCTTTATTAATAATCATCATATAATTGGCTATTGCCTTGATAAAATCTTGCATCCACATATCTCTTAGTGGTTGAGAAATAATCATCTAAACCACCTGACATTTGGTAGAAACCTTTAGTTTTAAGAATTTGTTCAACTTTCCTTTGAAGTTTTTTTGGAACATCGCGCTGAACTGCTTCAATACTCACTTGAAAGATAAAGTGTTTTGATAATGAATCATTACTCGCAAATCCCACTGATTCAGGAGGACCAGAAGGAATAACAGTAATACTAGTTTTATCTTTTGGAAGCTCATCATAGCGAACATAGCTCTTAAAACCTTGATTTTGCTTAATTTCTTGAATTTCTGAATCAGTTGCTAACTCTTCCATTAATTCTTTAAGCATATCTTTCATTCAATCAACTCCTTTAAATTTCTTTGGGCTGATTCTACAAACTTACTTACTTGTGCGTTTGAAAACTTTTGTAAAGCACCAAAGCTTTTATATCGATAGCTTTTACCATTCCTAGTAAATCCATTATTTTCTAAATGAACTAATCTCCAATGTTTCCCACTGTTACCAATCTTAATTATTGGAAATCCCGAAGCTCTTGAAACATTCCCTCGAACAACCCCAGCCACCGTATCTCCACTATCAGCGAATCCTTGAAGAGTACTTTTCAAATCAACAACAGCCTCATCTGCTGCTTTTCCAAGAGCTTTACCTTCAATTGTTCTTACACGAGTTTCACTAAACTTTTCTCTTAGTTTTGCTTCAATTTCTTCAAAGCCCTTGATTGTCATTGAACTACTCATTAAGATTCGTCCCTCCTAGAATTATTTTCAAGAAAGTTCGGTCATGAAAGTCAGGCTGAATATCAATTATGTTCCAAACCTTATTGACGTACCTTGAGTCATCAATAATAACTTTGTCGTCGTTTTTAGGTTGATAACCAGTCATTGGGTCACGAATTTTAAGTGTCGCACCATTCTTAACGTTTTGATTTCCCAATATCATTAAATCTTTATTACTAGGGGAATAAACATCTGCGTAGGTTTTAAAAAGAACAATAGGATCACCGCCTCTCCCGTCAAATGACGTATCAAGTCCTACTCCTTGAAATGTAACTTGCGTTCGCATTGTTCCGTTATTGGTACGATTAGATGATTTAAGTAATTTTTGCGATTTAATCATTGCGTCTCTCCTACATCATCAGTACGCTGATTAGCTAGAAAAACATCACGGATATTTTGCTTATAATTCTCTTTGAATTCATCTAGTGCATCATTGTAAGTATAACGTGAACGCTCAAAAATTAATTCCTTAACTTCTGGATCACTTGCATCAGGAACTCCAACTAATCTAAGAATTGAGGTATAAGAGGCTATGAGCATATCTGTTAAGTTAGCAAGTTCGTCAGAATCATTAGTACTGATTCTCATTCTTTGTTTGAATGAATTAAGGTTAGCATCGGCCCAAGTTTCTGCATTACTCATATTTAACTCCTATTATTTATCTTCTTTTTCCTCCACTTTTTCAACAAAACCAGGGAGCTTTTTTTCAAGCTCCTTGAATCTTGCTACGGAAGCCTCAAAAACTTCATCAACTTCACGTCTAACATTTTCCTTTAAATCATCAAAGACAGCTTTTACTTTTAATTTCATTGACTACTCCTTACCCAGCAGGTACGGCCGCAATTGTAACAAGGGCTGAAGCATTATTATCTTTTGGTTTGCCCCAATAGAATGATTTGGTAGTATAAAGTTGAAGATCTTCAAGAGCAAACGTTTGGTCAAATTCTTGCATTGTCATTTTTCCGCGATAAGCATTGTATCGATTTGCGACAAATACAATTCCTTTACCAGCAGGAACAGCCATTGATTGAATTACAGAAATATTGAAAGGTAAGATATCAACCCATGCTCCATTTGCATTCAAATATAAGAACATCGCAGTGAAATTGTAATAATCTTGAGGATTAACCAAAATTTTTGCTTGTCCAGCAATATTGAGAGGAATGCCTTTTTCGCTAATTGATAATTTTTTCATAACTGGAGCAAGAATTTTTGCAGCCTGTTTAGAAACTTCTTTAGAACCGTCTAGGGTAGAAAGTTGAGAAAGGTCGGCTGATACTGTTTTATCCCCATATGTAGTAGTTCCATTTACAACTGTAGCATCCTTGATTAAACCAACAGGTTTGTTATTCCCATCTCCAAGTACTAAAGCTGTTTCGAGAGCAACTGCAATTGATTCTGATAATTGTAAGACAATAAATGTTTTCAACCAATCATAACTATAGTCAAGAGCATCTTTAGGGATAACAGTAAATGCAGTAAGTTTATTTTGAGAAAAATCATGTTCCCCGAAGTTTTGGTTCAACTTACCCTGGATATCACCAGTGAATGTACCCCATACTGCTAATCCGCCGTCATAGACTCCATCAGAAGTAATCGCTTTTGTACGAAGTCCCATATCTTGGAAATTGATAATATCAAGCAACGGATGAGCATAAGTCAATTCGTCAAAAACTTGATTGATAATTTCAAGAGGCAAGGTTTTCTCTACATTTCCAACACCAGAAGTAATTTCGTTAAAGAATTTTGTTTCTTCTGCTGACATTACTTCAGCAGAACGAGATGACATTAGAGAGTTAATTTTTTCGTTTGTTTGATCAGCAAGTTTTTCAACAATTTCAGTACCCATGACTTCCATAGACTGTGCAAATAATTTTTGTTGTTCTTTTTCATCGGCTCCGTTAGCAACTGCATCTGTATATTTTCCTACAGCTGCTTCGTAATTAGGTAATTTTGTGTAGTCCATTATTTAATTCCTCCTAGGAAAAGTGGTTTAAATTTTTGATTTTTAAGTGGCTTGTCTGCCGAGTTATTAGATTTTTTTGCTACTGGTTCTTCATTTGGTTCTTCACTTTCAAAAGAAATAAGTTGATCTAAACGATCTGTTATTCCTTGATATTGTTCTGAATCCAACTTGAATTCTTGCGAATTATTAGTTTCATTTTTAATTTGAGCCTTCATAAAGTTTTTGAGCTTGGCAATTTTATCGCTGGAGAAAGCCTGGTCCATTGATGCCATCATTTGAAGGGGTGTTTTTACTACTTCGAATGATTTTTCATCTGCAATTCCTGCCTCTACTGCCTGATCTGCAGAATAATAAGTTTCTTCATCCATTGCTGCTTGCGCTTCTTCCAATGTACATCCCATTCTTTTAGCGTACATTTTAGCAATGCTAGAACTCATTTCTTTCAATACATCAGATTGTTTAGCCATATCGCGATAATCGCCTTGATTAACTGACCAAACATTATGAATAACAATAGTCGCTGCCGGAGATACTGCAATGTGTTCAGCGGCCAACATAATGACACTAGCAATAGATGCGCAAAGCCCTGTTACCTCTGCAGTAATTTTTCCTTGGTAGTTCATCAATAAAGTATAGATTGAACTTCCTGTACGTACCGAACCCCCGCCTGAATCAATTGATAGTTTGATATCTTCACCGTTCGCTTCATCTAAAAATTCTTCAACTGACTTAGCGTTAATATTTTCTATTTCTAGAAGATCATAAAACCAAGAGTCATCTGAGTCAATAACAGGTCCGTGTAAATTAAGAGTTTTCACTAGGTACTCCTTCCTTTTGATAATTTTTTGTCATAATGAATCTATCTCCATCAGGAATTGGAGGTAAATTAGAAGCCTCACGGACTTCATTTACTTTAACCACACCACTTGAACCAACTTTATCAATTGCATCTGCACGGTCAAGGATGTTAATTGTTTTAAATCCAGTCATTTGTAGGGTATTACCAACTGAATATCCTGATTTTTTAATTAAAATACTTGCAAATCCTTCTGATAATTTGTTCCCTAATGGAATCACTGCAGATTCAATTGCTAAATCCAAGTTTTCAGAATTATTAGCAGTTTCTCCAAGCACTAGTGCCGGAGGAATTCCAAGCAACCCTGCTGCTTCTCCAATAAAAACTTTTTTTAAAGACCAAAAGTCAGTAATCTGATTTTGAAGTGTTGCGGACTTGCTAGAAGAAATTTCATCATACGAAGACTTTGCTTTATCGTCTGCAGGAATAAAGACAATAGGATCATTCATCATTTTTTCATATAAGGTTGTTGCATATTGTTGCTGTAATTTTATTCTTTCATTATCATCAATCTTACTAGTAACAGGAATGCTAATTTTTGCTCTAACTTGCCCTACACGGAGCTGATTGGCAATTAAGATTCCGAATAATTTCCCATAATCATCCCATAGACTATCAACATATTTTTTTATACCAATATTGTCATTATCTAAGTGAAAACAATCTACTCCTTGAATAAAGGTTCTATTAAAATATTTTTGAGCGTATGGTCCAGAATTAGGAGCATTAGAAACTTTGCTATTGGAGAAGTTAACTGTCACTCCCGTGTATGTGTTCCCGTCAAGCGAATAGTTTGTTACAAAATTATCAGCAATATAGAACTGATCATCATCCTGTATAACTAATAACTCACCATTTACCAGCTTTTTTATCATTGAAACTTTGAATTCACTAGCTGTCTGGTTAGGATTCGGTCTCATATTTAAAGCATAATCAAATTTAGAATCTGTAATCGAGCTTTCATTCTTAAATACAAATTTACCTTTAGAAACAGTTCTTGCTAAGTAAGAAACACAAGATTCTAAAGCAGCATTCTTAATACCAAGCGTGACTTGTGCATTAAATAATGCGTCATACCCAGTTAAATCGGTTGCACTTAATTTATCTTTTACAGATGACCAAATGTCTGAAAATAGTCCCACATTTTCTCCTTTCCGTACTTTTAATTCAAGTTTAATGGAAAAGTAGAGCGAAAAAGTAGCGTTTTTATAAATAAAAGGCTGCCCGTTGGACAACCTGTAATAAAATATAATAGCTGCATCCCTCTCTGCATTTAATGGACTTCATTCGCCACACTATATTTTTACATGCATCGGTATTAAGCAATGCAATCGAATAGCAAGATAGAGTCGCGAACTCTATAACTTCTAATAGCGAAGTCGTTTTTGTCTCTTGCTGTCAGCTCCAACCGCACTGACTTATTAATATTATTCGGCAACTGTACTAGTATTATCAATCCCAAATAATGTTGGATATAGCAAGTCAGGGAGTCGAACCCTGAACCGTTCCGTATTAAGCCGTAAGGTGCGACCTTACTAACGAAGTCTTAACCACTCACTCGCTACAACAGACGTTCAATAATTCTACCAATCAAAGAACTTTTTACGGATTCAAATCGATGGGCTACTGTCATAACCAACTTTATGTGACTGAGTGAGATTCGAACTCACGCCTCTGCATTAAAAGTGCAGTATCTTAACCCCTTGACCAAGCAGTCACCGACAGCGGATGTAACCTCTAGTACTATTAAGTCCTTGTTTGTTGTAAAGACTCCGTTGTCAAGTTATACTGGTTTTATCGTCCAGCAACGCTATTCCGCCATTAAATCGGACATTACAGTCAGGTTTAGTTCTGGTGCCTGTCACCCCTCGCTATGTAAAATAGCCACTAACAATAGAAGTATATCCAACCGAACTAATTGTTATTTGTTTGCTTTCGCTGATAACTTCATAAGTAAATTATCTAATATTTTTACTCTCAAAAAGTATCGTTTTATCCCATAAACCAACCCAAATTATCATAAAAATCTGTAGAATCTACTTCATTTAGTAAATCAGCCTTAAACATTGCTGCTTCAAAAGCTTTAAATCCATCTGTTTTTCGTCTAACATCTTCTTTTTTGATATATTCCACATTTCCATCTTTTTTCAAGTGTCGAAGCACGTTATTTGTGTACCACCGCATCATGTCATTATCACCAAAATTAATTTTTTGATTGGCGAAACTATCCTCGATTACGGTTGATAATTGCGCATCAATAGCCCTAAAGTTGCGAATAACTTCCACACGGTAACCGAGCGGTTCTTCAAATTTTCCATTCCAAGAGACTTCGAATCCTGCTTCTTCAAATTTAGGTTGTAAATACTCCCTCATTTTATAGGCGTCTCCACAAATAGTTTGGAATTCATAACCTTCTTCATCACGCATACGAATAAACCAGTCTACAACGTGCTGTGCATCCATTGACGGTTCATCTAATACTGTGAGCAACCCCTCATCTTCCCATTGTCTAATCGGGGCAAATCGTCGTTTACCATTAACATTTTCATTTGGCTTTGAATAGCTATATATTCTATCGACAAATTCTTTACGAACAAATGAATGAGATTTAAAAACATAATCCCCATCAACCTTAAACAAAGCACCGACTGCAATAAAGTCACGAGTAGAAGCAAAGTCAAATCCTCCAACCGTAGGTAAATTTCTTAATTCTGGGAATTCTTTTTTAGTCGCTTTTAATTCTTCATAGGTGGCTACACTTCTTTCGATGTCAGTCACTGGGAAATTTTGGCGCTTAGTCATGAATTCGTCTCGTCCGCTAGGATTTAATTCTAAGTCCTCATATTCTTCCATAACTGTTTCAAAAAGTCCTTGCGCATACTCTGTCATTGGAAGTGAAAACATAGGACTTGATAATTCCCAAAGGGTAGGGTCATCAACCTGTTCTGCCTTATCCAATTTGCAAATAAATGGAAACATAGCATTCCATTTCGCTTCGCCTTTAAGAACTTTTAGTGCCATATCTTTCATCTGGTCAATAAATCCATCACGCACATAACCATCAGTTCCTATATAAAATTCACGTGGATTAGGTCGTTTACCTAGTCCAGAAATATGTACTTTTACATCTTTATTACTTTCATATTGGTGGATTTCATCAAAGATAACCGCCCCATCTCGAAGTCCATCCTTAGTATTTCCATTTGAAGTTCTGAATTTAAAGAGCGATTTTGTCTGTAAGTTCTTGATTTCAGATTTACGCGGCTTACCAAATAATTCTTCTAATTCTTCATGGTTCTCAATTGTATCGTGGACTTCATCAAAACTTGTTTTTGCTTGGTCCTCACTGTTGGCCACGATTGAAATATTATAATTAGCGATTCCATGCATAGGGGTTGTTAAGTAACTTCCTATTGCAGAAAGTAATCCATTTTTACCATTCCCCCTGGCAATCATGATTAATATTTTCCGATAGACATTCCGATGATTTTCTGAAAAATATAAGAAAACAAAACTGATAATGAATTTTTGGAAATCTTCCAATTCAAAGAAATACTTTTCAGTATATCCAATGCAATTCTCGATCTGTTCAACGTCAAAAAATACCTCGCCTGATTCAAGACGAGGCACTACCTCACGTTTAATATAATCAACAAGTAATTTTCGTTCATAGTTGAATTTGACCATGCCCGCATAATAACCGTCAATGTACTTTTGAACGTAATCGATCACTTCGTAAATTTACTCCAATCTTTTTCGCTACTATTTTTAGGTTTTGATGTTCGTTTTTCTTCAAAAAATTCATCTAACTTAATTAAGGCAGCATTTACTTTTACTTTTTCTGCAATAGCAGGGTGTGGTTTTTTTATCTCATTTTAACCGGAAGAAACCAGAATCATCACTCCTTCCTTATCAATTGCTTTGCTTAAATTTTCAAAGTTAGAAGCTAAGCTGCAGTATCGGTACACTTTTTCTAATTCAGATGGCGAATTTTTATCAACAAGAGAGAGCAATTCTTGAAAAAGTGAATCGTTAGTTTTTTCGTTTTCAGTTTTGTCTTTTTTTTCAGTACCGTTTTCAGATATTTCATCCATGATTGACAAATAATAATTTATATCAGTGATTATTTCTTGTAAATCAACTTGCAAAACTTCAGCGATATCTATCCACATTTTTTTATTTTTAGGGTTCCTCTTTCCCCTAGAGTATAAAGAAAGCTGGCTGTTATTTATTTTTATTTCTTTTGTTTCAAGCAACTTTTTCAAATCTGAAAAACTCAATTTTTTATCATCTAAGACTTTCTTCAATTTGTTATTTACCATTTTCAGCTCCCTTCTTAAAAAACAGCTTTATTTTTGGTTAAAAGACCCCAACCGGTCTGTGGTAAATTCGGAATTAGAGCCGATTTTTTTAGACCCGGGGGTATATTTTAATTAGTTTTCTGTAATTCCCGAACAATAAAATCAGAATTCAAAAGTTTCATCATCAAACTGCTTGTATCTGTGTCTCTCGTGCCTCTTGTTGTGGCAGTCGTGACACAAGGTACGAAGGTTACTAGGCTCTAGTGCAAGCTCTGGATGATACTCGAGTTCCTTGATATGATCTATCTCTAGTGTCGCAGTCTTAGCCGTTGTCACTCTACCTTCTGCTTTGCACCATTGACATTCATTGTTATCACGCTTGAGTATCTGTTCTCTCATACGTCTCCAAGCTCCTGAGCAATAGAACCTATGTCTTGCCTTTGGTGTACTCACATCTATCATGATTCAATCGTAAAACAAAAACGCTACGAAAAAGTAGCGTTCTTTATATTATTCATGGAACATCTTAAGTAAATGACCACCGTCATATTTCTCAGCAAACTGTTGCGTTGCTTTATTATTTCTAGCAATGACTGCAGTCTTTGAGTAATACATATTCATTGTGATCTTAATGATTCCCCAACCGTCAATGTAATAACGTTTGAATATCTTACGATCATCTTCATCTTTAATATTATCTAATGCTTCATTGATAAGCTGAGATTGTTTGGCATTCTTCTTATTACGAATGATAATTCTTAAGGTCATTCGAACATCATGCCATTGTGCTTTCGTCAGTTCTTGTGTCATATTCTAACTCCTGTTATGTTATAATAGTATTAGAATAAATCAGTTTGGAAAGCCCATTGCCGTGGGCTTTTTTGTTTAATTAATTAATTTAAAATATAATGATATTAGAAACGCAATCCCAAATAATATATTAAAGGTTGCAGTTCCAACACTTATTGGACTTCTTGGCTTTCCAATTGCGTAAGGCGTAACGAACATTCCAAGAATCAGTAATAGCACGTAGGCTATGATAATTATATTTGCAATCATTCTATTCAACCTCGATTCCTATTCCGCCTTTTCCCTCCAATACAAGATTTCCGTCTATTGTTGACATAACCCATAGCCAATCGTTTGTTTCTACTTCAGCATATTTAAAGTGATCAGGTTTTTCTCCGTTAGTCATAGCCATTACAATATCATTGATAGGAGAATACCACCAATCCGTTTCCCCTATCAAAAATTCATTTAGATTATGTTTTTTAAATTGTGCAACTTCTAGCAGTGTTCTTTGAATCAATGATACTTGTTTATTGTCTTTCATTATTTATTCCTCCAGTTGAGTTTAGCGAGTTCCTAGCTCAGTATATGTGATATAATATAACTGACCAAAAATATTATAATAATAATAGAACTAAGTTGTTTACTAACTCTTGCACTCGAGCCTGGTCAGTTCGGGCTTTTTTATTTTGGTATAAATTATTGTTCTGTGTGCTATAATATTTAAGACCAAAAATAAACTTCGCAACATTGTTCAGTATTTCGCTCGAGCTTGGTCAACTCGAGCTTTTTTGTTATAACTTATTTTTCTTATGGTATAATGTAGTAGACCTAAATTTTAAGAATAAAATTTAAACCTAGAACATATAACTCGAACTTGGTCAGTTCGGGTTTTTTGTTATAGTTAAAGATTTTTTAATAAATCAAATTTCATAGTTATCAATTAATCAGTGGTATAATGAATGTGACCATTCAATAGTAACTAATAATTTTTACAACAATCGCTCAAGCTTGGTCAGCTTGGGCTTTTTAATTTGATTAGTGCTATACTAGAGTGGACCAAAAAAATATAAATGTTAGAATTCACAATTTCGCTCGAACCTGGTCAGTTCGGGCTTTTATATTATCTTTTGTTAACAATAGTTGTTTTATAATAGTGTTATAATAAAATTGGATAAAATATAACTAGCGAATTTGAAATAACTATCCATGTCTCGACTGGCCAACCGAGACTTTTTTGTTGCCATTTGTTAACGACAAAATAATGTTAATAGTGCTATAATAATCTTGGTCAAATTAATCTAGATTTTGGATTTATTTTACATTAAATTAGAACTCGGCCAGTTCATACTTAACTCTTGCTATTTGTTGTCTAGCAGGAGTTTTTTTGTGTTCAATCCATGTGTTTATCAAGCCATTTTTCAGCTTCTGTCATTGTGATTCTCCTCAAATTCTGATGAATAAGCAAACCATGCAGAAGCTGCTATAATAACAATCCACCTAAATGGTGTAGCATTTTGAATGAAGTAATCCATAACAACATAAATTGCCATTCCAATAATCATACATATAATAAATATTGTTGCTTTCTTATACATCATTCCTCCCCGAACATGTTCTCTGACTCGTCAAGGTCTGATCGTGGAATTCGTTTATCTCTGATGTAGCAACGACGACAAGAGCGTTCTTCATGAGTGCCAAATAAATAAATTTTCCATTCCGACCACTTATGCCCGAACAGCTTACACAAAAGTTTCATTATCCAACTCCTATCAATTTCAAAATCAGAGCAATCCATACTATTAATTCAACTACAATATAAATACTCGCATCTATTGGCTTTATTATTCTTGGTTTGCCAATGTTATAAATTACCATTCCTGCGCCAATAACATCACCTACCAGGAATACCCATAAAATTATATTAATCATTGGTTGTCCTCCTCGTCTAAAGTATAAAAATCGGTGCATCCACAGAATGGACATTTTTCATACATTTCATCATCCATTGTCATAAAAGAAGATTGACAATCATAACATTCATACTCAATCATTCAATCCCTCCCCACCAGTCATTGACCAGCGATATTAGTTTGTCGGTCATAATCACACCACTTTCACTAAATCAACTCCGAGGGCTTTGCCTGAGAGGTAGGCAAAAACTAGCATAGGGTTATCTTTGAGCCATTGCGGTGTTCTATCACCATTAAGGTCCATAGCTGATAAAAATTTAATTGCTTCAAATTCATTTAAAAAGTGAAGTACTTTTATAAATTTGTCAATTTTTTTCGCTATGTTTTTCGGAATCGTGAGCTGGGGTTGGACCTTATGAAAAGTAATGTCATACTTATCTTCTAGTTCGCCCATATCATCACAACTGTTCCAGAATTCATCTTTTGCAAAATCTTCCCAGTCTAACTTTTTAACTTCTTCTTCGTCATAGCCAAATTCGTCAGTATTAACAACTGGCATTTTAAATCTACCTTCGATATAAATTTCACTCATTGCCACTCCCTTCAAGTTCTTCTTTTGTCAATCCATTTTTAACTATTAGACCAACTGGGCACCCATCCCATCCAATCGCTGCGAGTGCATCATAAGCTATTTTTGCATCTTCTGTTGCTTCAAATCCGACCAATGTGCCTCCTCGCCAAATTTCTTGTCTAGTATAAGCTATTTCTGTCAGTGCCTTTTTCGCAGTGTTAAGCAGTTCTTGGAGTTTTTCAACCGAAAGTTCGTCAGTGTCTGAAGAGCATTCATCACATACAATAAATTCTCCTTCTGGAAGCCATTCAGGTTCGATTGGTTTATCACAGCTATAACATGTTGTTTGCTTTCTCATTCTTCCACCTCAATCTGTTCATAGCTCCCAGTTTGCATGCTGTCGATTTCTTGTTTGGTGAATAAACAGTAAGCAAGTGGTTTATCGTCATAGTCCTTACAATAACCTTGCTCGCCAAAACTAACCTTATCTCTACGATACAGATATTGTCTTGTCAGTGTATTCACCAAATAGAACAGCTGCGGTTTTTCGACTGTGTAGCCGTCTAGCCATGCACGAAGAATCAATTTGATATTGTCATCATTTCTTTGAAAGAAAAGCCACTCATTCACATCGTCTGGCATATTATCATCATCTAGTAAAGCTAGCGCATTATTATTTTTTTCTTTTACACATTCAATCCACTCTGCAACAAAATCAGGCACGACTGGCAGGGCTTGCTGTTGTTTTGCGTTACTTAGTTTACTTTCAAGATAATTGATATATTCATCTCGTTCTTGAATACATTTGTGAGCTTCCCTATTTTTGTTAGTATAAAACTCTACGGCATTGCTTAGTAAAGGCTTGATACTATCTTGAGTGATATTGCTAATCGGTCTTTTCATTTCTTTAGTCATTTTTCGTGTCCTCCGTAAATAGGTCCTGAATAATTTCTTCAATTTCTTCTTTGGTCAAACGCTCTAAATGGAATCCACATACTTTCGCTCCATATAACGTAAGAACATGACGAATATTTTCAACCATGAATTCTTGCATTTGTTCTGCTGTGAAAAGTTTTAGATTTTGTTTGTCTGTTTTGATAAGTTCGTCAGAATTATATGATTGGATAGTGGGAACTACCTTTGCATCATCATCTGTATCCCAAACTTGGCCACTCACTGCAACTTCAATCTCGTTTAATTTCATCTGATATGTACCAACTTCCATTTTTTCCCAGTCATCTTTGCTCTATTTTCCGCACATCTACGAGAACAAAATTTAAATTTTTTTCCTTGGATAATCCAGTGTTCTCTCCCAAGTACTTGAGAGTCACAAAAATCGCATTCAAACATTTTTATTTTTTTATTTTCCTTCCACAATCCATCTTGCTTCTTGTTCTGTCAGTAAGTGAGTGCTATAGTCCTTGATTTCTTTGAAGATAAAATTTCCACCTTCTGTTTTTGAAATAAACTCAGCCCTATTACCGTTAGGTAATGTAACTACAGTTTCAGGTTCAATAATTAAATTTGTTAGTCGTTGTCGCTTAACACTCCGAACTGTACCTAATATTTTCATATGCTGCCTTTTTTCTTCTCGCAAACGCTCTTCTTGTACAATTCTTGCTTCAGCAATATCTGCTAGTTCTTCAGCAGTAAAATAATCAGTTAAGTTTTTTAATATATTTGCTGTTGGAAAGATTTCGCAAGTTACACAACGTCTTAAAGCTTGTGTCACCCTACTTCTTTGTTCACGCGCAAGTTGATGATTTTTCTTAAGAGTATGAGAGAATTTCCATTGCCCGTCATACCAAAAGTTATCTGCTAACCGCTTCAAAAACATTCGTTTGATTCGGTTAAATTTTTCTTCGTTCACTTTTTGCCTCTCCACTTCACTAAAACTTTTAGAATTATGATTCCCCGTGCTTCGATAGGACCATTCACTTCAAGGACATCATAACTAAGAACAGGTCCTGTTATCATAAATTTTGGAGCTTTTCCGATATGATTTTTATAATAACCATCCGATTGTTCTGTGATATCTATCCAGATTTCATCTTGTAGGTATGGCATTAACTTTCTTAATATCATCTATCCCTCACGTTCTCAACTCCTAACACGAGCATATCTTGAGTTAGTTTTACCCATCTACGATTGATTTGTTCCCAAAATTCTAATGCTGCTTTCGTATCTGGAAAATCTGAACCAAATTGAGTTGGCTTATAATCTTCAAAGAATCCAGCAGCATTTATCCTGACTAAAACTCGGTCTGCTCTGTCTTCGGTTACTGGTACCCATTGTTTATTTTTGAATTGAAAATATTTATTATCTTCAAAAGCAACTACTTCAAATTTTTGACCAAGAAATGATGACAAGGATCTATTCTTTAATTCATCAGGTTGGCGCGTGACTGCGATAAATCGAGTGTGATTAAGTGCCACATTCAAAAATTGAAGTAACTCTAGCTTGATTTTTACTGTCATTTCTTACCCCTCAGTTCCATTCCATGGACCATCTAAAGGAATATAGAATTCTTCCTGCTTTTTAAGATTTGGTGAAAAGCGTTCTACTTCCCTATCTTTTACCATTTTTGGTGTTGCCACTCCCTCTTGTCGCCAATTTCTAAGTATTGCCTTAATATAATTCATGTTTACTTTTCGGTTTAATACAGATTCTCTAAGTGCTAACTTAATAAGTCCTACTTCATAGTGATCTTCAAATAACCAAGCTCTAAGTTCATTTATTGCTGTTGGACTTATCATTCCCATCTCTTGCTCAAATATCGAGATGAGTTTTTTTAATTTTCCATCAGAATTTTTATTTTGATTTTCTTTATTATTATTAGAACTATTATTAGAATTATTAACTGTGTTATTAGATGTGTTATTAGATGTGTTATTATATTGTGTTATTATCTGTGCAGTTTTTTTCATGGGGGTCTTGCAATTTTCTTCATGAGGGTCTTGCATTTTATTTCGGGACCCTCCTGCAATTTTTTTCATGGGGGTCATGAAATTATTTTCATGTGGTTCAATGTAAATTTCACGTCTTTCAACCTCTTTACTATTCTCCTTGTAAAAAAGTTCAGTTCTGATATATCCATAATCTTTCAGTGCAGATAATGAATTATTGATAGTACGCAAAGAAACTTCATATTTATCAGCAAGTTTCTGATTACTAATCCATGCATATCCATTAATATTGGCTAATGCTGATAATTCCCCATAAATTAGCCTTGCAAGTGGTGTCAACTTATTATCATGAAGTACTTGTGCAGGAAGAATAATATAATAATTTACACCCTCAAATTGGCTTTCTTTTATTATTTCTGACATTTAAAACCTCCTAAAATGGCAAATCATCATCGCTAATTTCTGTACCTGGAATATCACGGGGAGTGTCACGCGCAAAATTTGGAGTTGTATTGTTTTGTGACTCTTCATTTTGTTTTGCTCCACCCTTGCTTTCCAGCATTTGGAAACTGTCAGCAACTACTTCTGTGATGTAAACTCGTTGCCCTTGCTGATTTTCATAGTTTCGCGTTTGGATTCTACCAGTTAATCCAATCAAAGTTTCTTTTTTAGCCCAATTTGCTAAATTTTCGGCTTGCTGACGCCAGATAACGCAACTTATGAAGTCTGCTTCACGTTCTCCGTTTGCGTTCTTAAATTGACGATTAACAGCCAAATTGAAAGTTGCTACTGCTTGATTTTGTTGTGGTGTATATCTTAATTCTGGATCTCGTGTGATACGACCCACTAATACGACATTATTTATCATTAGTTCCCCTTAAATCTCGATTTTTTCCCATAGCTTTTCATCTACGCTAGATTTTACTAAGTCACAAATTTCATCAATAACTTTGCTAGGTTGGTCAGATTCTAACCAAATCTTTATTTGTTGGTCACTGACAGAACAGTATTTAACTGCCTTGTCAATTGCACTCATTAATCGATTAGGAGTAACTGCGACCACCATCTTATCTTTGAATTGCTGTTTCTTGTTATTTTTCCTTTAGAATAATTATTTTAATCATACTTGATAATTCTTGGCCAAGTTTCTTATGATTCAAGGTCAAAAGGCTCATTCTTACAGAGGTTGGAAATACTAAACCAGTACTAGCCTCAAATTCATTGATTAACTTCTTTTTTACTTCTGCAGCTGAATCAACCACAGTAAACGGAATGTTTCGATTGTTCCACTTTTTAATCATAGGATTGCTCCTGCAAAAATTAACTTCTCTTTGAAACTTAGTTCTCTAAGAGTTTTTGGGTCTAAAACTTTGTATCGTTCAGAAGCCCATTGTGCTCCAAAACGTCTTACTTGCTCTAAAAAATACTGGGGTCTTACCGTAGCTGCATTTACATCAGTCATTGATTTTTTCTCCAATCGTTGTTATAATCGAAGTAGATACTGTCCAAAAGTTTCTACTAGTCTCATTTCGTATGAGACTTTTTATTTTTAAAAATCTATAAATGGCATATTTTCCATCGCCTTAGCATTTAGCCACTCTTTATAAATGGTTTTGTTTATATAAATTTCTTTTGATGTTACTGCCGCATAACCATTCATAAAGCGGGAATCTTTACGCATATCATTATTAATTCTTCTATGGTATGTTGATTCGCTCATTTTAAATTCTTTGATAAATATTTGTTTACTGACCCAGATTTTATTTCCTTCTGGGTCTTTTTCATCTAAATTTAAAGCCATATTAAACCTCCCAGATTATTAAATTTCCGTTTGCTAGTTCAAAAGCTTTTTTTAAACTAATCACGCGCTCTTTTATTTCTCCAGTTTGTTTGTTTACAATTAAGTAGATACTGTCCATGCTCTACTCCTTTCTAAAACATTAATCAAATTCCATTTGCATATTTGTATTTCTAATAGAAATCATTGTGTTATAAGATGGTTGCCAAGATTTTGTATAAGCTATTGCTTCATCGTATTGATTTAATGGAATCGCATCATATCGTGGAACTCCAAAGTTATCTTTAAAATCTCTACCAAACTCTGAAAATACTTTTCTTCCCAATTCATGGTAGGCTTTAGAATCTTTTCCTCCTAAAAAACGAATAATGTGTATATTCCTTGTATTATTTAAAATTGCAGCATTAGTTGCTGGAAGTCCAAATCGTTCTGTCAAGTCGGTGACCTTGTCTTGGACTTCAACGAGTTCTTGTTTGACACTTCCATAACCCGTTGCAATTGCAGCAATTTGTTGATCAAGTGTCATTGGTATTTCTTTTGCTTTGAAATAAGTGTCAACTAAAATTTCATACATATTCCAAGCTTGATCTGTCCCCAAAGATTTTGCATGAAGCAAGGCTCCTTTTTCTGTCCAAAGGTAAAGTTTGTTGATGTTTTGGGCGAGTCCTAAATTTGAGGACTCGCTCAAAAACGATTTGAGATAATCTCCTTCTAATAAGATAAAATGTTTGCCTTTGTAAAATCGCTCTTTATTTCTATTAAAATTATTGCTTATAACTCTTGGTTTTGTTCCATAACCATCAGCAATTTGTTTCGTAGTCAAAACTCGTTGACCATTTAATTCTGTGATTTGTAATGCATTCATGTTTTCGCCTTTCTAACTAGCTTGCATGTTTATTTAATAAAGGCACAGAAATTCTGTGTTCTTTTCCTAAAAAAATATCATCATAAGTTAATTTATAGATTTCCATAAATTTTTTCGTATAAAAATCTTTTAAATTTGATGAATCTTTTTCCCAGTTGTTAATAGTGTTTGGAGTTACTCCAACCATCTCAGCAACTTCTTTTTGGGTAAGTTTAGCACGCTCTCGGTGAGTTCTTAGTGTCTCTGCCATATCGGTTCCTTTCTGTGTTTTAAATTTCTGCTTTCGCAGTAAGGGAAGTTCAGGAGTCGAACCTGTTCGCCAGTCTTCCCTGCTCATTGTGAGCGATATCATAACTCCGTGATATAATGTAAGTGTTCAAACAAAAATGTAGAATGGAGATTTTATGAACGACAGTTTTATTTGCCCTTTCTGTAATGCCAGTATCCCTATGATTGACGAAACTTACAGATATAGAAAGGTTTCTTTTGGTTCGATAAATAGAGGATTTAGCGCTATAGACGAAGAACCTGATGCATTAAGAATCGAAATGTTCAACTGCCCAAGTTGTAAAAAAACGACAGTAAAAACCGTTGGTATAGGCTCTGATTATCCTGATGTAATAACTCCTGTCCATCCAAAATCATCAGCAATACAATTTCCTGATTTTATCCCTCAACAAATCAGAGAAGATTATGAAGAAGCATACGCAATTGTAAATTTAAGTCCTAAAGCTTCTGCTACATTATCTCGACGTGCTCTACAGGGAATGATTAGAGATTTTCACGGTATTAAAAAGGCAAGTTTATTTGATGAAATAAATGCGCTTGAGGAAGTTGTTACTCCACCTGAAAAAACCGTTTTAGATAGCATCAGGAGTATTGGGAATATCGGAGCCCATCCAGAAAGAAATATTAATTTAATTGTTGATATCGAATCTGGAGAAGCTGAAAAATTACTTAAAGTAATAGAATATTTCATGAAATCTTGGTATATAAATAGACATGAAGTACAACAACTTTTTGGAGAAGTGAATAATACTAATGAAAAGCTCCAAGAGAAGAGAAAGAGTGGGAAATAGCATCATACCCTTTATCTTTGTAATCAATTGAAGAAATTAGCTCACCTTTGTCAGACCAAATTTGATATACATTTCTTGCGAAACTATCTTCTGTCCCATTTCCAACCAATGTTTGAGTAACTATTAATTTGCAAACTTTCATTTCTTTTAAACGACTTTTATCATTGTCTATCGGCATCTGATATCCTTTCCGCCCCTCTGGGGCTTTTCATTTGCCAAACTTTCTACTTACGCTGAGTTGAATACAACGTGTAACTACATTCGCAGAAGCTTCGCAACTGCTTTGTTTGTTTGCTTGTTTGACTTTATGAAATTATTGTAACACAGAATTTCTGTGTAGTCAACAATAAATTTTACAAATCACAAAAAAATTGTGTTTTAGATATTTATTTGATATTATATATTCATGGAAGAAAAAGAACTTGAAAGGCGCAAAATTGTTGCTGAGAATATCAGAAAGCTTATAAAAGAAAAGGGTATCACCCAGAAACAACTCGCCAAAGAAATTGGAATGTCTCAAAATATTATTACTGAATATGTAAAACTCCGTTCCTTCCCTCCAGGTGGAGTGCTCCAAAAAATAGCAGACTACTTCGGAGTAAAAAAGTCTGATATAGACACAACTTGGAAAAAAGATGTAAATTCAGATAATACACCTATTATCGAAAAAACTATTGACACAATGAAACAACTTGAAGAACAACGCCAAAAAATTGTCCTTGAAACTGCAAAATCTCAATTAAAAGATCAAGGAAAAGAAACTGCGAAAGTTATCAGTTTAGAAAATAAAAAAAATCAACAGACCATTGATCTTGCTGAATTAGTTGATGATAGTAAAATTGATTGGGATAAATGGGTATCTTTTGAGGGAAAACCTCTTACAGATGAAGCCAAGGAAGAAATGAAGCGCGTACTTGGTAAACGTTTGGAAAACAAAGATAAATAAGGAGGATTCTATGAGCAGACAGGAGCTTTTAGACTACCTCCTTAAAGAAATTGAAAAAAGTGGAATTGAAACATTTAATACTAAATTTTTTCCTTTACCCGCAGCGGTAAACATTGATGATAAGATTATGATTTATAATTCTGAGTTAGCTACTCCGTTTGGACTTGCTCATGAACTAATCCATATCCTAAATAATGATGTTCATCGCGGAGAATACTTTGATGCAATAAATCCACAGGAAGCCAGGGCAAATAATGAAGCAATTCTTCTTCTTTGGGAAATATTTGAAGCAAATAGCGGAAGTTATGAATACTTTAATATATTTGTAGATACAACTGAATCACCTTTTGAATTAGCCGAATCTCTAATCAGAAATGAATATATTGAAATGCATGAAGCAATTACTGAAATATTCGAAGATGAACTAAAAGTAAATATCAACAAACAAGAAATGCATGATTATATTGTTGATTATATTAGTTATTTTGATGTAATTGAAACTGTTAGTATCTACGAATTTTTAGATCGCTATCATTTAAGTCATAACTTTTATAATATGGCAGAAAAAGAATTTCAAGAACTATTTGGAATTGGTTAAATGAAAATAAACGAGCAATGTCTTGATACTCGTTAAAAGCTAGATAGGAGAAAATTTATGAAAAAGAAAAAATGGTGGTATTATGCACTTTGGATTTTTGCCTTTTTGCTGTTCCTCCCTTTTGTTTGTGTTTATGGAGTATACCGATCGATAATTAATTTTAAAAAATCTAAAAATTTATTGTGGTTGTTTGCTATCGTTCCTTTACTCTTTTTTGGATCAGCTGGAGTTGCTGGATATGTTGGAGCTTTTACAGGAGACGGCAATGCAAGAATAGAGCAAACAACATCTTCATCTTCGAGTAAAGATAAAGATGTGGAAAAAAAGGCTAAAGCTAGCAAAGAAGCTGAAACTGCTAAAAAAGCCGAAGCTACTAAAAAATCTAAAGCTGCTAAAAAAGCCGAGGCTACTAAAAAATCTAAAGCTGCTAAAAAAGCCGAAGCTACTAAAAAAGTCGAAGCTACTAAAAAAGCCGAAGCTGCTAAAAAAGCCGAAGCTGCTAAAAAAGCTGAAGCTACTAAAAAAGCTGAAGTTGCTAAACAGGCTGAAGCTGCTAAACAGGCCGAAGCTGCAAGGCAAGCCGAGGCTGCTAAACAGGCCGAAGCTGCTAAACAGGCTGAAGCTGCAAGGCAAGCCGAAGCTGCAAGGCAAGCCGAGGCTGCTAAACAGGCCGAAGCTGCTAAACAGGCTGAAGCTGCTAAACAGGCCGAAGCTGCAAGACAAGCCGAGGCTGCTAAACAGGCCGAAGCTACAAGACAAGCCGAGGCTGCTGCTCAAGCTCAGGCAAACGATCCTATAGTCTTTGTTACTGGAAATGGAAGTTCGGATGTATATTGGTATGGAACTTCAAGTATGCCTGGTAATACTAACATGAATAATATAGTTCAGATGCATGAATCAGAAGCTAAGGCGCAAGGAAAAAGGCATTCTCTAAAGGAATAATAGAATAATTAACAAAAAAACCGTCCTAAAGTCTATCAAACGGCTGGACGGTTTATTTATAAACTATAGTAAAAGCAACGGGCAAACGTTACATCTTACTATATCATTATATCAATTTATGATGAAATGAGGAATTAAAAATGTATGTTGTTGCTCTACCCAATGGGAAATATAAATTCTGTGAGCAATATGTCGATAACTTAACCAATAAAAGACGTGAAGTATCGGTAACTTTAGATAAAGATAATCGAGTTACTAGAAGTAACGCTCAAAAAGTCTTGTTATCTAAAATTTCAAAAAAACAGCACAATCCTGATAAAAATATTACTTCTATCACATTCGGGAAACTTATGGACGAGTGTGAAAGAATCTTTAAAAAGCAAATGAGAAATAGTTCTCGTGATAACATGGTAGCACAACATAAAGTTCTTATAAATGAGATTGGTAAAGATGCATTAGTTAACAAAATTACAACTGTTTTTCTTAATAAGATGATGGAAAATCTTATGTTTGGCGCTCAAGATAGATCAGAAGATTATTGTAATAGATTAAAAACTCGATTAAATAAAATGTTTGAATTTGCCATTGAACATGGATATTTAAATAATAATCCTGCAGAAAAACTAAAGATAAAATATAAGCCAAAACATGAAGGAAAAATTGCTGACTTTTTCCTTGAACAAAATGAGTTGGAACAAGTAATGGAGTTTTTAAAACTTAAAAATTATCGTTACTACCTACTTTGTCAATGGTTATATCTAAATGGCTTGCGTTTTGCGGAAGGTGCAGGAATGCTAAAAAGTGATGTCATCTTATCAGATAACAGAAGTTATTGTATTGTAGATGGTAATCTTGATTATCATGGAAATAAAATCAGTGACCAAGGTAAAACAAGAGAAACCAAAACTAAAGCTGGTACTCGTGAGGTAGATATAAACTCACGCGCGATTGAAATTTATGAAGAAGCTTGCACTCTATCCGCAAATTCAGATTTCATTTTTACAACTAAGAATGGTACCCCACTTCAACCAACTGCTATTAATTCCTTTTTGAGAAATAACAAAGAAAAAATGGGCATACCTAAAGACAAAAGAATTTCTACTCATATTTTTAGACATACCCACATTTCTAAACTAGCTGAACTTGAAGTTCCATTATATGTAATCCAGAGACGAGTAGGACACTCTAGTTCTAAAATAACAGAGAAAATATATTTACATATAACAGAAAAAATGAAAGAAAAAACAAGAAACTTACTAGAATTTCTCTAGTAAGTTTTTAGTTGCCTGCTTTTTGCCTGCTTTTTAAAATCCAGACTTTAATAGTTAATATTAAATAGATTAATAAAAATAAAAAAACCGCTCAATAGAGCGGTTAAACTGGTGTATCTTAACGACGACGTTCTGGGATACGAGCTTTTTTACCTGTGAGTGCACGGAGGTAGTAAAGTTTCGCACGACGTACTTTACCGTGACGGATAACTTCGATTTGTTCAACACGTGGAGTGTGAACTGGGAAGATACGTTCTACACCAACACCGTTTGAGATTTTACGAACAGTGTAAGTTTCGTTAATTCCTGAGTTTTTACGAGCGATAACAACGCCTTCGAACATTTGGATACGTTCGCGAGTTCCTTCGACAACTTTTGCGTGAACACGTACAGTGTCACCAGGGCGGAAGTCAGGAATATCAGTGCGGAGTTGCGCAGCGTTGATAGATTCGATAAGGTTCATTTTTTTCTCCTCTTGCCCATCATTAAGCAGCATTTAGCAAATTAAGCTCAGCGGATGAACAGTTTTATTAGTATGCAAAAACATACTCAATAAGTATAACAGATTATCCATCCTTTGACAAGTTCTTATTTTTAGTTTTATCAGTAACCAATTTGTTCAATATCAACTTCAGACTGATTAATCATGTCCACAACTTTATGAATAAGATACATTCTCTCATCTAGTGCATGAATTTGCTCTGCACAATTTTGTAGTTCACCACTGAGTTGCTCAGGAATTTGTCCATCATATTTATAACGAACTTTATGTTCCAACGTTGCCCAAAAATCCATTGCCGAAGTTCGTAACTGAATTTCAACTCGACAGGTTTGTTCACTAAATAGATGTCCTAAATTAACTTCGACAATCATATGATAACTACGATAACCTGTTTTTTTAACGTTTCTTAAATAATCTTTTTCGCTAACAACTGTAAAAGCTTCTTGGCTTTTGATAATTTCAACAATCTCATAGATATTTTTAGCATAAGAACAAATAATACGAATTCCTGCAATATCTGATAAATGTTCATCAGCAGCATCGGCGGTCACAGGCAAATCTTTCTTTTTCAGCTTTCCTGCAATACTTTCCGGTGATTTTAAACGATGTTTGATATGCTCAATTGGGTTGATTGCCTCAAAATTATTATAATAGGTATTTAGATTAGAAAGTTGAGTTCTGACAACATCTAAAGCACACTCATATCTGACAAGTTTCTTTTTTAATTTTTCAAATTCTTCTGGTTCAAATCTTGTTTTTAAATAATCTTTTTCCAT